CTTCACCTGGTTCGGCGTGTACCTGCATGTCTGCCTGCAGCGCAAGCGCCGAGGCATGCAGGCCTTCGCAAATCACCAGCTGGCCAAGGTGCTCGCCGGCGGCCGCCGCGCGCTGCGTAAGGCCTTCAAGCTGCAACAGGAAACCGGCCAATGGGCAACGCCCGACGCCGAAGGCCTGGAACTGCTCAGCACCGCCATGGTGTGGAGCGCCAGAGTCTCCGAAAAGGCCACCTGCCTGGAAATCACCAATGCGTACAAGACCCTGGACGCAAATTCTGAAACCGCAAAACGATTTGAACGCACATGACGAACGAAGCACCGAAGCAAAAGAAACGCATTGAAGTTGACCGCATCGCATGCAAAGAAGCGGCCAAGAAAATCGACAACCTCCTGGCGAGCCTGCCAGGCGGCGAAAGCACAGAGGCCCGCGCCGCTCTTCTGATGGCCGCCACGGGGATGCTCTTCGCCTCCTACGGTTTCGAGCTGGAGTTGGGCTCTGAGTCGTTCGGCCTGGCTGTCCTGGCCAACCATGAAACCGCCCAGGCCATCGCCAGCATGCAGGGCACCCCACCCGCCACCAGCCACTAAGGGCACAGATGCACAGCGTTATTTCAGCCATTCAGCCCAAGGCACCAGGAGAAAAAGGATGGGTTCGCAACCTGACCGTTGAGAGCTATCTGGGGTCGTCTCAGAATTCGGAAAATAAAGCACGCTAAGGCGTAGTCACCCCGTGACTCCCCCGCGCCGATGCAGCGAGCGCGAACACAAAGGCGATTTCATCTGGCGACCAGCGCCAGCACGCTGACCCCGACCCTACCCACCCACAAGCGGCCGCAAGGCCGCTTTTTCTTTGCACACCCATGAACGAATGGCAGACCGCTGACCGCGCCTACCTGGTGCACCACATGAACTGCAAGACATGCATTGCAGCTGGCATCCAGAGAGAAGCGCTCGAGCGCTGCCCAGAAGGACACAAGCTATGGAATTCGTACAGATCCGCCCCACTGCCCGCCGCTTTGCGAGGGAAACCCCAAGCCCGGCCGCAGCGCCGATAGTCCCTCTCAAATCGCCCGAGCTGTGGAACCTGGAGCGCAGCTGCTACCACCGCCTGGACGAGAAGGTACGCAACAACCACAAGGAAACCGGCCAGCTGTACCAGGCCATGCGCGAGCACCTTATCAAGCTCAAGGGCCTGTATCGCATTCAGGGCACGCCTGGCCATACCGGCCTTGTCCACGCGATCCCCACCGCCCCCAGCACCACCGTGCTGACACGCTGGCACCTCGACCGCTCTAACCAAACCGCACTGCTGGACGGCTCTCGTGAATGGCACTTCATGACCTGGAAGCAGCTGATTGCCCTTGAAAGCGAAATCGCCAAAGCCACCCAAGCCATTTACACAAAGGAGTTCTAACCATGGCAAGACGTTACGGCCGCAACCAAAAGCGCAGGCACCGGGAGCAGATAGCCCACCTATCGGAACGGGTCGAGAGCCTGGTCATCGTCTGCGGCACCTCAGAAACCAAGCAAAAGTTTGCGTACATGAAGCTCCAAGAGCTGCAAGCGGTCATAGATCGCGCCGTCGATCTGCTGGGGGAAGGGCATATCTCGCTACCCCCTGGAAATATCAGTGTTGATGCAGGCCTCTTAGAGAGCGGAGCCCCGCTTTACTATGCCCCGCCCCCGAGCCTCTCATTTGATCGGATTGAAAACCCGTCACCAACGCTATCAATGCAGCACCGACTCGACCAGCTGCTGGTCGGGTTTGAACATGCAGCATGGGCCGACTCATTTCACGCCTACGCGAGCGTCAACGGCCGGAGAGTAGGCTATGCAATCAGCCGGCAGTCCGTAGAGCGATTGAATGCCCGAGCCCTGGCCCTCACCCTGGAGCGTGAAATCGCCCCAGCCCTGGCCAAACACCTGGCCAAAGCGCTCAAGCTGCCACCACTACACGCGGATTAAAAAAAGCCCCTGCGCCAGTCACCTGGCCAGGGGCTTTTTTGTTGCTGGCCAGCGCCAGCACATAGAGGCTTACAGCTCGCCGCGCGCTTTAAGACGGCGGTTGCATTCGTCCTCGATGCCAGGCAGCGCAATCTTGGTGCGATCCTTGGCCAACTTGAAATCCTTGATAAGCAAGTCCATGCGCTCTTGCAGTGCGGCCGGCACCAGCACAACCATGCGCGTTTCATCATCATCCGGCTTTGCGTGCTTGTCTTCGACGCGCGAACGCACCTTCTTTGCCTCGACCTCGGGCATAACGCCGGCGGCCTTCTCAAGACGCAGGCATTCGGCCTCAATCCCAGCAATAGAAATGCTGCTCATGCTCTCGCCAGGCTCTTTCTCTGCCAGGTACTGGAGCTTGGCTCGCAAGGACGTTGGCATGATGAGGGGCAGGCGCTTCAAGCTCGCCTTTTCGCTCACCACGATTTTTTCCCACGGCCGTGCGCCAGGCGTGGCCACGGCCGCCACCGGGGCCGGATCTGCAGCAGGGGGCTGCACCGCTGGAGAGCCGCCAGACATGGCGGCCTGAGAGGTCACGGCCTTGGCTGCATTGGCTCGTTGCAGGCGCTCGGCTGCTGTCAGTCCACCGGGCATTTCAGGCTTGAGGGTCATACTTTTTTACTCCAATCTTCCGCAAAAATTTCTTTGTAGATGGCCATCATTTCTTTGGCCGCTGGGCTCTTGGGCTCCATTTCAACGGCGCAGAGGCCCGTGCTGGTCATGCGCTGATAGAGCACGCGCCAGTGCATGACGGTTTCCAGCACATGCAGTCCTTGCTCTTCAAGGATCTTGCGCATTTCAGCCTTGTCTTTCTTGGCTGCTGGGTGGGCTCCATTCATCAGGGCGCGGATATCGACACGCTGCCCCTCACCCCATTCAGCCTCGATGTTCTTGACGATGCGCTGCACACGGGTCACGCCCCAGAGGTCGAACTGCGACAGCTGCAAAGGCATCAGCACAATGTCGGCAACCGTCATCCCCTGGCGCATTTCAATGGAGTCTGCGCCGTGGGTGTCCACAATCAAATCGTCGTAGTTTTCAGAATGCGCCACCAGCTGCTCCGCAACGTCAGAGCCCGTCAGCTGGAGCCTATGAATCATTGGAACCTTGGGTGTCAGGTTGGAGCGGACGATAGCCCAGGCAGTACCAGTCTCTTGAGGGTCACAGTCAACAAGGGCCACTTTGCGGCCGGCGAGTGCTCGCATTGCTGCCAGATTTACCGCGTCTGTAGTTTTGCCTACGCCGCCCTTGTCATTCGCTAACAGAACAATCATTCAAATGCTCCCATTGGTTTGAGTATTTCAAGTTTCTTTATCGCAGCTATTGCTATTGCAAGCTGTACTTTCTGCATTTCGCCGTAACTTACGTGTAAACGTGGAAGTGTTTACAAGATGGATTGTGCCACACAACAGACAGACCAAAGCACACAACAAAGCACAGACCGAAGCACAGCAGGCGGGCGCGATTCGAGGCCTCTGAATATGGCTTGCGAATTACTCAAGCCTGGCGCTCAATGCCGAAGAGCAGGGCAGGCTCCTGGTGCTGTTATCTGATTATGGGTTGCCAATTACTCAACACCCGAGCTAACGCCCTGAGAGAGCTGTTATCTGATTATGGGCAGCGGATTACTCAAGATTTGAGCCAGTTGCTGATGGTCTTTTGGGACACAGCCAGTTCAGTGGCAATAGCCCGCTGGGTCATCCCCTGAGCAGCCATGATCCTGGCGCTGGCGCGCTTGTTTTCGCTTGCAGAGTTGCGTGAGGCCGTGGCTGCGACCTGGCCAGCCCGTCGATCCTCTGTCGTCAGCTTGGCGGCGGCCCTGCGGCCGCGCGCGGCCTGGAGCGCAGAAAACCGTTCATCGCTGGCGGCAATGTCGAACTTGTTCCAAGTCCATTTGCTCACGCTCTTGGCGATGTGCCAGACCTCATTGCCTTCCAGGGGGATGGCCAGCTCGCCATTGCGCGACAGAGCCCTGAGATTCATGTGCGCTTTCCACGCCTCGTAGCCGTCCTTGCCGGCGCTCTTGTACTTCTTGATGTTCTTGTAGGCGTATTGGCGCAGCCACTCAAAAACGGTCACATTGCGGCCGAGGCCAATCTCTTCGGGGTTGCGCTTGGGCAGATGCTTGGGCAGCTCCACCCATTCGGCCAGGTAGCCCAGCTCGTAATAGGCGTGAGGGCCGCGCAGCACGCGCCAGCGCGCATGTGACGGGTTCTTGGTCAGCAGGCCCACATAGCCAGGATCGGCCTGTAATCGCTCACGGAATGCGGCCTCGACCGCGCACAGGTAGCGCAGGGGCTTTTGCCGCATGTCGGGGCTGTCCACCAGGACAGGGGCGCTCAACCCCCAAACCAGGTGCGCGTGCGCATTCTCTGGATTGGCGGCCGCCCAGCTCGGGGGCGGCAGGTTCCCATCTTCCCAGGCCAAAGCGCCGCCGGCGCGGTCAACGTCAAAGACTGACCAGACCCGGAGGTGTGGCGGATTCGGCTGAATGTACGGCTTTGTTAGCGCCTGCTTGAGCGAGCGGAAACCACAGATGCGCTTATTCGCCTCAGCGATGTAAGGTTTGTGCGGCCAACGCTCGGCGTCAGCAAACAAATCAAGGTTTTGCTGTTGCACGAGAATCCCATAAATGTTTACGGGAACGGGCAACATGCTCCATAATGGCGGCAATGCGGCGCTATTCCCTGTCCAATGGCTGCCTGCACAGACGGCTTGAGTGTTACCAGCACTCAGGCCGTTGGTCTTTTCAGGCTTCCAATTGCCCGATAGTAACACCGCAAGCACTCGCTATCGAGTGCTTTTTTATTTGCTACGCAAGGCTTGAGTGCTCTCAAAAAAATAGGTAACGATAATTAAACCTTATCGTTACTTATGTGGCCAATGTAAACAAAGCCCGCGCGCGCCATATCGTGGATAATGCGCGTATCAGTAGGGCAGTGCTCTATTGGTTTGAGTTTGAGGCCCGCCATCAGTGCGGGCCTTTTTTTATTGGCCAGGCTGGGCCACCGGCTTGACCTCGTGAAAGTGGCCATCAGCGCCGGTCAACATCAGCTCACCCGTCCAGCGATCCAGGCGCACAGCCAGGGCACCGCCGCCGGCGGGCGCTACGTCATAGCGGAAGAACCAGGCCAGGGCTATGGCAGCGATGGCCAGCACGGTGCAAATCGTCTTGGTGTTCATGCCCGCAGTATGCCGCCCACGCAGGCGCGCCAAAATCGCTAGACGATTTTTTTGTTTACATCCGACCACGACCAGCGGAATAGACGCGCCTAGATTCGATGGTATGAGCGGTCGAAAACATCCTTCGGGCTCCAGCTGATGTACCCAGCATGGCGCGAATCGTTGGCCTTGCCGCCGTCCACATACTCGACCAGGTAGCCGGCATCGTCCGGGCTTTCATCCGGCGGCAGCTGCCAGCCCCTATAGGCGTTGTACTCGCCGCGCGTCATGGGCCTGGCCAGAACGCTCTTGCAGCCCCTGTAGAGGGTGAAGCCTTTTCCAGTCGCCGCCTCCCTGTCCAGCTGCTCAAGGCCGTGGTATCTCACCGTGACCCCTTGGGACGAGACAAACGGCTCAGCAGTCTCCATAGCGCGCGGGTTCTGCTGGTGATACTCAGCCATCGCGGCCGCAATCAAGGGAGAAAAATGCTCGCAGCCAATGGCTGGATGCTCAAACACCATGACCACTTTCCGCGCTGGCCACACCGGCTGCGCGAACACTTCGGCCCGCTGAATCTCTGTCGTCATAGACACCTCATGAATGGAGAAGACAAAGAAAAAACCCGCCAGCTTTGACACTGGCGGGCTTCCCCTTCTTTGCAATTACCCGATACCCGAAAGTCAACCCGATGGAAAGAACAACAGAACGAAGCACAAACCAACAGAAGGACAGAAGCATTATAAGCACGCCTTGCCAGGCAACGCACAAAGAAAAAACCCGCCGTGTTTTCACAACGGCGGGCTTCTTCCTCGATCAACAACCTACTTGCGCTGCCAGTATAGCCGCACTTCCATCAAAAAGACAAAGCACAGACACACGCAAGCGCCGAAGCACCGAAGCGCACGCGCTATTCATTGCCCTCCCTTGAGACAAAAATGGTCTGCGCCACCGCCTGATTGAGCCGGTACATGGTGCTTTCAATCTCTAGGTTGATTTCTTTCACCAGGGCGGTCTTTTCCGGGTTGTCGCTCTTCTGAATGGCGTTGCGCATCTTGGTCAGCTCGCGCACGCGCTTGTCGACCAGACCAGCGCCAGCATCGAGCCTGGCCAGGGGCACGTCGACCAGCACCGCCCGCGGATCTTCACCCTGCTCGGCGCGGCCTTTTGCCTCATTCATGGCCACATTGATGCGCTGAATGTTGCTGTAGAACGATTCCGATTGGCCATTGATGCCGCGCGTGTTGCCGTACATGCGGCCGACCACGGGGATTTGATGGGCCGCCAGCTCGTCGCCCGAGCCCATCGACCTGGCCACGTTGCCCACCTTGGCCAGCTCGCGGCCGACGCCGCCAGTGAACTGGCCAAACAGGTATTCAATGGCGTCCGGATTCGGGCTCCAGCTGCCTGGCTTCCAGTCGTTGCCGCCGGTCACGGTGTTGGCCAGCTGCGCAGCCCAGCGCGCGGCCTGGCTGGTGCTGTCCTTGGCCATGGTGTGGCCTGGTTTTGGATCCAAAGACGAACGCTGTTCCTTGTAGATCGGCTTGCCCGTCCAATCCTTGTTTTCCATCAGCGCCGCCACGGGATCGAACGGCGTAGGCGCAACCATCTGCATGAGGTTTTCCGTGCCGCCCAGCGGGTTGTAGGCGTTGACGGCAATCAAGGCCATCTCACCAAGGCGGTTCATGCGCCCCTTGTGGGGGTCATCGTTGATAACCATTTCCACCATCTTGCGGCCCATGTTGGGGAAGACATGGAAGCCCAAAGGCATGGGAATGGTCACGTAGTCCTTTGGCCCCAGCGGGATGACGATATTGCGCTCTTTCACGAACTCGGGAACCTTCTTCCATTCGTCATCAGCGCCGTCGCCGCCCATGACGAAATGCCCCATCAGGGCCGAAGTCATGCCCAGCAGCATGCCGCCAATCATGATCTGGCGGCCGCGCGGCCCGGTCAGGGTTTCGTACATGCGCACGTTGCCCTGGATGGCAGCATTCATGAAGGCGTAGTAGCTGCCCACCACGCTGGTATTGCGGCCGCGCCGGTTGAAGTTCACGGTGATGTTCTTGGCGATGCTGGCGGCCTGCTGGCGCGTCAGCCCTCTATCCAAAGCAATCTGGTACACCGCCAGGCGCGTGGTGCCCTCGGCCGTTTCGTTGAAGTCTGAGAGCCAGCCAAACAGGCCAGACGCCGCACGGCGCACGCGCCCATGGCTTTCGGCCGCAAGCGCCTTCTGCAGCGCCTGTGCGCGGTCTTTGGGATCTGCGTACAGCTCGCGGAAGCCGGTCATGCCGCCATCCATCTGCATCTGCTCCCAGGCCTGCGCCCATCGACCCGACCCCAGAGGCACGCCCTTGCGCTCGTTGCGCAGCTCCTTGTAGATGCTGCGAATGTTGGCCCCCACGTTCTTGAGAACCTGCATTTCCTGGCCAGCCAGCGGCGTGGTGGACAGCTGCAGCATGGCCCCCTGAATGTCGCGCGCAAAGTTGAACATGGAGAACACCGGGTTGTATTGGGTGTTCACGGCCGCAAACCAGCGCGTGAGCTTGCCCATCAGCCTGGTGAAGCGATCCAGCTCAGTGGCGTCCAGGTTGCGCATAGCGATGGCCAGGCGCGCGGCCTGGTCGTTCTTGGGGTTGAAAACCAGGTGCTTGTCGTGGCCAGCAATGCGCACCATCAGCACGTTGTCATGCAGCGCGGCCGCGCGATCGACAACCGTTTTCACCAGCCCCGTATCGGGGTCGATCGCTTTCTTTTTGGGAAGGTCCAGGCTCCACAGGTCTGGGTCTGGGTTCTGCGCAGCCAGCACGTACAGGCGCTTGGCCACGTTGTTTTTCTCGCCGCGCGTGATGGCCGCCTCTCGCTGCATGGCGATGTGAGAGAGGATGTGAGTCACCTTCTCCTTAGAGCCAGTACGCTGCTTTGCTGCATCGCCCCTGGTGCTGAAACCCTGGCCAATGGGGTGAGCCTTGCTGTCGGGGTGGGCTTCATCCCGGTGCAGCGGCACGTAATGCTGGTAGGTCTTGCGCCAGGCGTTCAGCGTCTTGCCATCCATCAGGCCGTAGCCTTGCAGCGTCTGCAGTGTCCCCTCGTTGATGGCGTCCACCTGGTTGGCCAGCGCATCGAGCTGGGCGCGCTTCGCGGCCGGGTAGCCGCTCAAGATGTTGCCGGCCTCCAAGTCGGTCATGCCAGACAGCGCCAGGCGCTCGTCCTCTGTCCCCCGGAAAGCCTCGGCACCATCCCAGCGGCCCTTGGCCATGAGCGCGGCCCCAATGGCTTTCTGGATCGGTGCAAGGGCCATCCCCTTGGCGGTCGCGTTTTGCAGCTGCAGGCGCAGCTTCTGCAGCTCCTTGTCGGCCTTGTCGCGCTCCAGGTCGATGGTGGCCTGGTTGGGATTGCGCTCGGCCAGCACGGCATTGGCTTCGCCGGCGTGGCGCGCGTGCAGAAAGCGCTCAAACTCATCGAGCTGCACCCCGGCCTTGTTGAGCCCGGCCAGCAGCGGCTTGAGTTCATCGCGCAGGAAGTTGGCCGAGCGCTTGGCGACACGCTTGTGATACAGCTCTTCGCCCTGGTAGGCGTCGTTTGTCTCGTTGACCGTCCCATTCAGATCCTTGATGCGCTGCTGAATGCGCTTGAGGTCAATGAATCGGTCTTGCCAGGCGTAAATGAGAGAGTCCCACGACTCGTAGCCTGTGAGGCTTTTCACGCGCTGCTGCAGCTGGCGCAGTGTCTTGCGGCCGGCGGCTGCAGCCTGGCCAGGGTTCACCCGCAGGAATGCCGGATCGTCTGGGCTTGTGTCGTTGCTTGCTTCGGTGCGTGCTTTCTCGATGTAGGCCCGCGCGGGAAGAATGAATTTGTGAATCATCTCGGCGTCGGACATGCGCATATTGGCCAGGGCCGGCACATTGGCGCGCAGCCAGGACGCAATCACCGCGATGGCTCGGCGCACAAAGCCTAGCTCTGGCTGGGTCTGCGCCATGAATGCCAAGACTTCCTCGGCCACATGCAGCCGATCCGCTTCATTCTCCAGGCTCAAGCCGTAATCGGTGGCAATGCGGCGCATATCGTCCAGGCGCGTGGCCGCGACCTGGCGCAGTATCGGCACCAGGCCTTTGCCAAATGCCCCGCGCAGGCCTGCGTGCCCAAGCATTTCATGGGCCAGCGCCTCGGCCACGGCCGCAGAGGTCGGCAGCTGGTTGGCGATCAGGTACACCACGCCCTTGTAGATGAAGCCGGCCGCCTCGCCCGTCGCGCCCTGGTCTTTCAGCTGCTGGTCATAGTCGCGCACCACCTTGGGAATCACATCGTCCTGCATGGTGCTGGCCACCTTCACCGGCAGCGCGTTGCCCCAGTTGGCCAGCATGCTGTCGGCCACATCGCGCGCACGCGCCTTGCGCCAGTCCAGATTGCCGGCGCTGACCTGGTGGGCGAACGCAATCATGCGCTCTTCCTTGGCCTCAACCGGCTCCGCACCGCGCAGGAAAGCCGGCCGCTCCACATCCTCGGCCACATGCTTGGCGCGAATGAACCACCCGCCCTCATGGGCCATGGTGTAGGGGTCGTACTGCTCGGCCTCGGCCTTGCTACCTTGGAACACCACGCCCTCCAGGCGCTTGCCCTTCTTCGTGAAGTACTCGACCGTCTTGCGGCCGGCGCGCGGCAGCTTCATGCTCTCGGCCGGAGCCGCTGCAGATCCCGCCGCCGGCGTCCGCTCGACCTGGCCAGGCTCGGCCGTGCGCTGAATGTCGGGCAGCTCGGCGGCCGCGCGGATCTCTTCACGGCGCTGGGCCTCGGCCGCCAGCTGCTTGCTGCGCTGGGGCATAGGCTGATCTTCCAGGCGGTCAAACAGCTCTTCAATGCTCTGGGCATTGCTCAGATCTACCGTGCGATGTGCCGCGCTGGGTGTTTCGTCCTTGGCCAGCTTGTCGATGATGACGATGCGCGTGGCCACGTTGGTGGCGGCGCGGCCGAAGGCCAGGCCAGGCAGCAGCACATCAGCCGCGCGGTGCAGCTCGGGCTTGGTGTATGGGAAATCCCCGTCCTTGTCGGCCTTGTCGGCGCGCTCATACAGCCAGGCCTCCAGCTTCTTGTCGGCCGCCGGGCCGACTGGCAGCAGGGCCACCATGCGGCCGCCCTCGCGCAGATGACGGTAGGCCTTGGCCATGTGATCCACGGCCGTGCGCGATGCGGTGCCGAACGGCGGGTTCATGGCGATCACATCGTATTTGTTGCCGATATCCAGCTCTTCAAACGTGCCGGCAATGATGCGATCCGTGTCCTTGAAGCCGGCCAGCGCCAGCCGCGAGCGCAGCACTGGCGAAGGCTCCACCATCGTGCGGCGGCTTGTCGTCGGGAACCAGCGGGCAATCGCGCCATGGCCAGCGCTGGGCTCAAGCGTTTCATCACCCTCGACCACCCCACCCCATTCGACCATCTTCATGCCCAGAGGCTCAGGCGTGGCGAAGTAGTCCGCGCCCTCCTTGGCCTTGGTCTTGGCGGTCTTCTTCTGCTGCGCCCAATACAGGGTTTTGGCTCGATCCCACTCGCTCACCACGTTGTTGCTCGCGCGGTCTTTCTCCTTGCCGCCCTTGCCCTCGCCCTCGTGGCCAGGCTCCCAGGTGTCTGCCTCTTCAAAGGCTTGCACAAAGGAATCCTGCAGCGAGCGCGCCAGCTCGCCCATGGCCAGGTTTTCGGCCGTGGCCGCGCGCGTGGCGATGGTCGAAGCGAACGCGGTACGCTCCCAGCTCGTGCCGGTGTTGAGGTATCGCATGATGGCGTCCGTCACCACGCCCGTGCGGTACGTGCGGCCCTCCTGCTGGATTGCCTTGGTGGGCGCGGTGGGCAGGCCCAGATTGATAAGCACGCGCTGGTATTTGCCGGTCGTGTCGTGGCCGCTCCAGCCCTTGTCCTTGGCCGATTGCACCAACATGACCTGCGGCCCCCGGCTGTCGTCGTTGAAGTCCGCATAGGCCTGCAGCACGTTGCGCTTAGGCTTGACCTGGCCATTGACCAGCAGCAGGTCGGGGAACTCTTCTTTGTAGAGCCTCACCGGACTGGGCAGCTCGTGCAGATTGGCGCGCTGCAGATCCCCGAATTTCTCGTTGAAATCGCGCAGCGCGGCCTCCAGCGCTTCGCGCTGGCCCACATCAAGCGACAGATTCGACAAGCGAATGTAAAACGGGTTCACACCCCCGCCCTTGATGAAGTCGTGATAGACGACCACCTTGCGGCCCAGCGCCAGGTGCTTGCGCACAATGCCAATCGACTCGTTGGCCTTAATGGCCTCCAGCAGATAGCGGCGGGTCTGATAGTCCAGCTGCTTGTTCACCAGGTCATTGAGGGCAGCGTGGCCCTCTCCCTCGCTACGCCTTTCAGCCAGGTACGACAGCGCCTCGTCAATGCGGTTGCCAATGGCCGACTCAAACAGCACAAAGCGGCGGTCATAGTCGGCGTCAACCTCCAGCATGCGCGTGGACAGCACGCCGCGCTGCTTGAGCCAGGTGTTGAACTGGCGCTCCATCAGATTGTTGTCTACACCCGCCTCTGGCCTGGTCAGCTTGTTGTAGCGCATCCGGTAGCCGAAATGCTGCATAAAGAATTGCTCTCTATTGCCGCCCTGGTTGTAGCCTCGGAACTCCTTAGCGTCGTCGGTGCGCCCCTCGTCGTAGCTGAACAGATAGCCCTCTGCCCAATCAATATTTTTGTCATAGGCGAACGGCGTGGCGGACAGCGCCAGCATCTTGGTGCGCTTGCCGTCCTGGCCAGCCTGCTGGAATTCCACTCCCATGGCCTTGCGCGCGGCCTCCAGCTTGCTCCAAAGCGCCTTGAGCTGGTCATCGAGCTTGGTGGCGACTGCCTCTTTTCCGGCCTCCCTGGCCACATCGCGCTGCGTCCTGAGCTGATCGCTCTTGGCGTAGTCCTCGGCGTGCACCATGGCCATACGCGCCCCGACCCCACGGGGGTGATAGGTCAGTCCCCGGACAGCCTCAAGGGCCAGCGTTGTGGCGGCGTCCTGGTTGCTCATGAGGCTGTGGGCCTCGTCGGGGACGATCAGATCCCATTGGCGCGCAGCCAGCGCCTTGTTTTCGCCCAGGTTGGCGTAGGTCGTGACGGTCACGCCCTTGCCCGCGTCCTTGGTGTTTTCGAGCTGGTGGATCTTCAAGCCCAGCAGCTGGCCCGAGCGCACCCAATCCGAGGCGATCTTGTCATCCGGTACCGCAATCAGAATATTGGTCTTGCCCTGATCCGAGAACCGGCGCACAACACCCAGGCCCGAGAAGGTCTTGCCCGTTCCCGTGCCGTTGGTCAGCAGCATGCCGTGACCATCGGGCTGGCTAAATGCCCCCTCGGCCTTTACAACGTCATCGACCTGGCCAGGCAGTAGCTGGGGGATCGCATCGCGCACGCTCTGGGCATGCTCTTCGCTGCCCAGCGCATAAACCGTTTGCGCGCTTGCTTGCTTCGGTTTGTCTTTGCTTAGTTGCTTGCTGTGCTGTGCATCGCGGCCTGGCTGATTCGCTGCGCCTCGCTCGCCAGCAATTTTTGCAACTTCGTCAGCTGTTGCGAGTTCAAGCGGTATTCCTGCGCGGCCAGCTGCAGGCACTCCCTCAAGGATGTCAGCTCCGGTAGAGCTGCCCTCAAGTCCAGGCGCTGGGTCTCCGCGATGTAGGCGCTGATCGCTTCGTTTTCCAGAAAGAGCGGCAGAGTCAACCGAAACGCCAGCGTCGTGCTGTTGTCCAGGCCCGCGCTTTCCGCCGGCTTGTCCAGGTGCTTGGCCATCAGCTTGGGCAGCGTCTGCTCTGTTGCCTTGAACAACTCCCGCATTGGCGGGTACAGCGGCTGGCTGTCCGCTATGTCGTTCCACACTTGCAGCGGGATTTGATGCATTGCTATCTTCCTTCGTTCCTTCGGTCTGTCGCTCTTCTTGTGTCTGAGCGCTCAGGTCTTTGATGTATTGCACCACATACGGCTGCATGTTGCGTACCGCATCAGCGCCGAACTTATCGCCCACCATCTTGATGACGGCGCGCATGGCCTCGCGCAGATCCTTGCCGGCGTCCTTGATGTTGGCCAGCGCCTGGTCGAAGAGCGGCTTTGCCTTGGCATAGGTCTGCTCGTCAAACGACAGGCCCGAGCCCAGCTTGCCCGCGCCGCCGAAGAGCGCGCCCAGCCCGTCGATGGCATTGGCCAGGCCCGTGGCCACGTTGCCGGCGGCACTGGCCAGCGCCTCGCCAGCGCCGCGCGCGGCCTCGCCATTTTTCACAAAGGCACGAGGCCCGAGCTTGAGCTGCGCAGTCTCGGGCTGCGTCGAGTGCGTGCGCTGGTCGCCCACCCTCACCCACTCGTTGCCGCGCTGTACGACCTCTTGCACGGTCACACTCCAGCCCGCCCCCGAGCGTTCGCGCTGGTAGGAAATCACCTCGTCAAAGCCGCCATAGCCGCGAATCACTGCGCCAGGCTTGAAATACTCCCGGCGCAGCTGCTCCTTGACCGAGTACTGCTCTCTGTCCACGGTGAGAACCCATGCAGGAACCCTGCCGCGCCCCGACCAGGTGCGGCCCATGGCCAGGTCGGCATAGGCAATGCCCTTTTTGTCCAGCTCCAGCAGCCGCGCCAGGTCTTTGCTTGTCTGGGGCTTTGGCTCGGCCTTGGTCGCCGCCGGCGCACTCTGGCCAAACTCTTCTGACACCAGCTCGTCAAACATCGCATTCAGCTCGTCGGTGCTGGGCTGCTGTGTTGCGTTTGTTGCGGTTTCTGTTGCGCTTGTCCCGGTTTCTGTTGCAGTTTTCCCGGATTCCGTTGCGTTTGTCCCGTTTTGGGTTGCGGCCGGCGCGTCAAAGATGCTGCCTTGACCAGCCAGCGCATCTTGCGCGTCCTGGCCCAGCTGGAAGTGTTCAGCGCTGGCGGCCATGCGCTGCTCCACCTCCTTGGCCTCGCGCTTGCTCTTGGCGTCCTTGTCGGCCTGCGCTTCGGCCTTGGCCTTGTCTGCAGCGGCCTGCTGCTGCTCTTGCTCTTGCTGGCGCAGCTCGTCGGCCGTGTAGGCCTGCAGCGCCAGCGGCTCGGCCTTCTCTACGGCGCGACGGCCGTTTTCTTGATCGCTTTCAGCGCCTTGGCTATCTTGCTGTTGGCCTTGAGCTGGGGCATCTTGCCGGCCTTCGCCGCCTGTATCAGCAGGCTTGCTTGTCGCTGCTGGGCCTTGTCCATCGTCGGGCTTGCTTGCTGCTGCAGCACGGCCGCCAGCAGGCTCGCCGCCAGTGGGTTTTCCTTGGCCGTCATTGGCTTGCTGCTCTTGGCTGTCATTGCGTTCTTTCTTTGCTTCGGTCTGTTCTTGCGTCTGTGCAGCCGCACCCTGGCCAGCCGCGCCGGCTGCGCTGTCGGTGCTGACATTCTGCCCGGTCAAGGCCGAGACAATCTCGGCGGCACCCACGCGCTCGCCAAACATATCACTACCGTCCGCGCTCGTGGCCAGGGCCGCGCCCATGTAGGCCCGCAGACCCTGCGCCACCGCGTCACGGCCGCGCGCTCGCGTCATGTGCTCGCCCGAGTAAAGCAGGCGCAGCATGCCCATGGTCAGATCCGGCGCAACCTCGCCGGTTTCAATGTCCACCTGGTTCACCAGGTCAGACAAGGCGCTACGGTCGCGGCGCGCCTTCTGCACCAGGCGCACCGCCTGCAGCAAGTTGGGCGTCAGATCCACCTCGGCATTGATGGCCCCTGTGCTGGCCATGTGGCGCATGTGCGCCCACTCCCCTGCCACATCCTTGAGCGCTTCGCCAATGGCGCGCACATCGTTGTCCTGGCTCCCGAACATGGTTTCCACCAGGTCGCCATCATCAAAGGCCTTGTGCACCATGGCGGCCTGCAGGCGCTGCACGCCCTTGGGGCTGACGCGGCCGCCGGCGTCCATCATTTCCGCCACGTCCTGGCCAGCCTGCTGCAGCCGGTGGACAAAGCCGCGCACAAAGTCACGATTGCCCTGGCCATCGAGCCCGCCCGCATCGAACATATCGAGCATGGCCGAATCCATCAGCTGGGCATCAGTGGCGGCCTGCTCAGCAGCTGACAGGCCCAAGGCCTGGCTCTGGCTCTTCACGCCCATGTTGTGGCGGTTGTCTTTCTCGGAATACAGGCGCACCAGCATGGGCGACTGCATGCCCTCGATGACGGCCGGATCAATCCCATGCACGCCGGTATCGGCAAGCAGCTCCTGCTTGTAGCTCTCGGCCGTGCCGCGCTCGTAGGCCGCGCGCAGGCCTGCCGTGCGGCCGTTATTCAGTGCCTTGACCGTGCCGGGGTGCTTGCTGTCGAACTGCGGATTAACGGCCCCGTCTGCAAAATTCGACGGCTGCACATCGGCCGCCTCCATCACCGCGTACTGGAACGGCACGCGCTGGCCATCGCTCATTACGGCAAAGTCGCTCACGCCCGTGGCCACGGCCGCATGCAGCTGGTCGCCCTCGGCAAACACCATGGGCGCGCCGCTCTCTGGCGTGCGGCTGGGGCCAAGGCGCATGTAGTCGGGGTTCTGCGCCATGGTCTGCATTTGCATCACGCTGGCCGGGCGCGAGCGGTCGCGGTTCTGGATCTCGTTGACCGGCGCGGCCGTGGCTCCGTTGCCGTCCTGCTTGAGCCCAGCTCGATGGGTCTTGACCGCGCCCCATTCGGTTTGAAGCGTGTTCCAGTCCGGCGTGCCTCGGCGCAGCTGCGCCACATCAAAGCCGCGCTCATGCACGAACTGCGGCCAGGTCTGGGCCTTCACCTCGGCCGCGCTCGGCGGCTTGGCAGGCGCTGCGGCCTCGTCGTGGTCGATCATGTAGCCGGCCTCGTCAAAGCCGACGACCTCGCGCTGGCCATGAACATCCAGGGGGCCGACAACCCCGTCTGCCTCCATGCGCTCCAGCAGCGCGGCGGCCCGGTTGTAGCCGATCTTGAGCGCCCGCTGCACCACGGCAATAGATCCTCGGCCGCTGCTGCGCACGGCTTCAAGCGCCTGGTCATAAAGGGCGTCACCAGCTGGCGCGGCTTCCTCGCCAATGTTTTCCAGCTCGTCGGCCTTGGCGGCCAGCTCGTCCAGGCGGTGGGCCAGCATCAGCTTTTCGCGCTGCTGGTCGGCATTCAGGCCCGTGGTGCTGTCCATCACCTCCAGCTCGGCCATGCGCTGACTGGCGGTCGCCTCGTCCATGGCCAGGGGATCACCATCAGGCTGGCCAGGGTCGCGGCCTTCCTCTTGCTTGCTTGCTTCGATCTGTGCTTGCGTCGGCGCTGGCTCGACCGCCTGGCCGGATGATGTTCCAGCAGCTGCGGCGGCTCCACCAGAGGGAGCGGGCGCGCTGGCTGGTGCATTTGCGGCTGGCGCTGCTGGGGGTGTTCCAGCTGGCTGGCCAGGCGCTGGCGCCGGGGCAGGCGCCGGCTGCTGCTCTTCCTTGTTCAAACCTGCGCTAGCACCGGACACGACCGCGCCGGGGCCACTGGCGATAGCCGTTTCCACGGCCGTGCGTCCAATGTCGCGCGCAAAAGAGCGGCGGTCGTAGTTTTCGGCCTGCACATTGGTGGCCAGCTGGGGCGCGACTTCCTCCAGCTGCTCGCCCAGCAGCTCCGCCCCCAAGGCCTTGCCCGCCGCTTTCGCGCCGCCTTGCGCCAGCCCCTTGCCAACAATGGCTTTCTCCAGGCCTGTGCGGCCCGACAGGAAGCCCGTCGCGGCACCGACCACGGCCGGCAGCTTGGAATCTTCCAGGGCAATTTCACGCGCCTGCTCGTCGGTGTAGCCCTTCTCCTTGGCCGCCTTGTAGATCGTGTCAAAGGCTTCGCCGCGCGCACCGCCGGCATTCAGTGCGGCATTCGTCACGCCCGAAGCCGTTGTAGCCCCTGCAGCTGCTGCCGCGCGCGTAGCGCCGCTCGCCAGGCCCACAAGCTGCGCGCCCTTGGCTGCACCGGCCCCCACCACCATGCTGGGCAGGTTCGTCGCCACCAGGCGCGCCGCCAGGGCTGGGTCGGAAAGATAGGCCTTACCAGCCGCAACCCCCTGGTCAATGATGCTGTCTTGGTCGGCGGCCTCAATGGCCTTCTCTGCCTTCTGCATGCGGCGCTGCATGGGCATGCTCTGCTTGTCGCGCCAGTATTCCGCCCCGTCCTTGAGCGTGCGAGCCATGCCGGAATCAGGAGCCACCAGGCTGGGGATTGCTCCAACGATATTGTTGGCACCTTCGGCCAGCTGCGCCCCCGTATCGGCCGCCGCTTCGCCCCATGTGCGCTCCATGCGCGGCTGCGGCGTGTGGCCAATCGCTGCAAACAGGTCAACGCCATCGCCCTTTTGCTCTGCCGGCGCGGCCGCGTCCTTGCCTTTGGCCTTAGCGCCAGGCCTCACCTCACCCATCGCCGCCTCAAAAGCCGCCAACAAGTCTGTAGCCATAAAAAAACCCTTGGGAAGTTAACCCCCCAAGGGTGGCAGGCTTGGAGCGGCGCTCCCCTACTGGACGATGCCTCTGGCCGCCAGCTCGGAGCGAACCTCTTCCACGCTCATGCCGTGTTTTTTGGCGGTCGCCGCGAGGTTTTCCGGGGTCATCATCTTGCGCGTGGCCTTCACAGCAGCTTCATAGGTTGCTTGCTTCTGCGCGTCTGTCGATGCTTGCTTCTGCCGCTCCTTGCCCTGCTGCTGCTGGAAGCGCATAAGCGCCTCGTCGGTCGTTCGGATCTGCGGATTGGCCGCAATGAAGTCCGCAAATTGCTGCTCCTTGCCCATGTCGCGCTTGACCGTTTCTTTCTGCGTGAGCGGGTCAACCTGCGTCGTGCCAAAGGTCTTCTGGATCTTCACGGGGTCATAAGAGAATTTATCGGCGGTCTTGCCGGTGGCACTGTTCGGCAGGATGACGCCAGCGCGCACGGCCTTGCGGCGCGCCTCGCTCAGCGGCGTGCCGGCGGCCGCTGCTTCCTCTTCGGCCAGCCCTTCCATGGCATCACGGCGCTCATTCTTTTCCCGCATGCCGGCCGCATGAGTAGCGGCGGCGCGGCCTTCAGCTGCGGCCGCGCGCCCCTCTGCACGGTCGGCGCGACTGTCGGCGCGCAGCGCCAGCCCATTACGAAACTCGTCTTGCGAGTATTGGTAGAGCGCGGTCGGATTCTCCAGTGACGACAGCATGGCCATGGCCTCGCGCTCGTTTTTCACGCTCATGGGGGCCATGGGCTGGCCATCGAGCCCCGTGCGATTCATGACAAGGCCGCCGTCCTTGGTGCGCTCGATGCCCGTCACCTTGGAGCCGCTGGGGACGAACTTGTTATAGAAGGCCGCCACCGCGCCATAGTCGCCGCTGCTCAAGGCCGCCATAGCCTGGCCAAGCGCCTGCTTGCGCTCCGCGCCCTCCAGCTGGATCTTGATATGCGACTGAGCCATGTGCTCTTGCATGGCCTTTTGGGCATCCTGCATATGCCCAGCTTTGGCCAGGCGCATGGCGCGCTGCTGCGTCATCTGCAGGAAGTCGTCAGCCCCTGGCTGGCGGCGCTGGCCATCCTCGCCCATAAGCCCCGCCTCAAAGGCCGCGCCCAGCTCCTTGTCGATCCCCTCAATGGTGGCCGTGCGTGCATCGTCCTTGGCCCATTGCTTTTCCTCGCGGGCATCGCGGGTGGCCTGGTGGGCCTGCTGGTTGGCCTGCATGCGCAGCTGCATGCCGCGCGCTGGATCTGTCTTGCCAATCACATCAGCCATGGCCATGGCGCGCTGTGTGTCCTGCTGCTGGCTGGTCAGGCTCCCGGCCGTGCGCTGGCCCATGAAGTCGGTCACGCCCTGCATGGCCACGGTCTTGGAGTCGCCCGCCTGGTTCGTGGCCACATAGCCGCCCTTGCCCTCGTCGTAGCTGATCGCATAGCCATCGTTGGCCAGCTTCTCCAGCTGCTGGCCCTGCTCGGCCGTAAAGCCTTGGCTCTCCTGCGGCCTGGCCTGCGCAACCTCGCCAAGCGCCTGCTCCTGCTCGGCCTGCTTGTAGGTGGCCATCACGCCTTGCGCCAGGCGCTGGCCAGCCTCCAGGCCGCGCGCAAATGCTGGGGTCATCCTCATGTTTCACACTCCTTGATTTCCGCGTCCAGGACGCGCATGCTGCGCTGCAGCTCTTCTCTGACCAGCTGCAAGCTGGCCACGTACTCGCCCAGGCGCTCCGGACTCTTGGCCTTGAAGTACTGCGCCTTGCCATCACCCCACCAGGCGGTGCAGCCCAGGCACTCGGGCGCGCTCTCCACGCCTGGCAGCTCGTAGAGCTTGTTCTTGAAGGGAGCCCAGCGCTCCAGGTAATCCAGCACCTCGGCATGGCTCCAGCCATCGACGGGCAATATCACCTGGTAGGGCACATCGTCGCGGCCCGGCTGCTTGGGCGTGTCGGCCAGCTTGGTGCCACGGATTACCGCCTGCACGCCATCGGAAAGCATGCGCTGATGCATGGGGGCCATCAGGTTGAACCAGCAGCAGTCAAAGCGCCCTGTCATGGCCACGCGCCCCAGGCCGTGCACCATCCCCAGAAACGACGATTCCGCCGGCACCACATCGACCGGCATGCCATGCTTGGCGCGCCAGGCCTTCACATCCGACTGCACCACCACCAGCGAACCCACCACGCGGGTGGCCCACAGAACGACCTCCAGCGTTTCCGGCAGCGTGTCGCCCGTGCACATCCAGTAAGTGCTTGCGCGCCCTTGCTTTCCCACGTAAGGCAAGCACAGAAGCAAGCACGCAAGCGAATCTTTGCCGCCAGAAAACTGCAGCGCCGCGCGATCATCGAGCTGGCCGCGCTCGCTGGTCTTGCGCCAAACGCTGGTGCTATGGCCCAACTGCGCCAGCACCGGCATGGCCGCGTCCAGGCGCGCGCCTGGCGCTCTGTAGAGTTCATCGAGCACCAGGCGCAGCGAGAAGCCCTCCAGCTCGGCCCACAGCTCAACCGCCTGGCGGTCGTGCAGCTCGATGCCCAGCAGCTCGCGCGCTGCCACCTGGCTGCTCAGTCCATCGACAAACAGCTCTTGCATCACCAGCGTGCCACCCATGGCCAGCAGCTGGCGCGCTCGGCGCAGCTGCTCGATGGGATCGAAGCACATGGCATAGACCAGCACCACCGCGTCAGCCTGGCCAGGCTCCAGGCCTTCGCCGTCGCACCAGTTGAACTGCGGCAGCAGCTGGGCCAGCTCGGGGCCGGCATTGCCAATGAGCACGACCGTGGCCCCGTCTTCCAGCGCCAGCAGCTCAGCCAAGGCCTGCGCATGCTCCTGCTCGGAAGGGCCAAGCCGCCAGAGCAAGGGCATTTGATCCGCGTCGAATAGAGGCTCTTTCATAGGTATGCCGCCCCCAGAGTTGCACCCGCACCCAGCAGCGTGCCGAAAACGTCGCCCTGATTGTTCTGCGACTGCTGGTAGGCATTGGATTGCTGGCTCCAGATACTGCCCGCCGTGGCGGCCGACTGCCCCGCCATCTGGCCAGCCTGTGCCAGACCGCCATTCAGACCCGCAAGCCCGTTGTTTGCAATGGTCTGCCCGGTCGATCCGTATTGAGCCGTCGCGGCCGTGGTCTGCTGGCCCATGCCGGGATAGCCCGCCAGCACGCCCGCCGCTACCTGCGTCAGCCTGCGCCCTTCTTCGCGTGCTTGAGTGCGCGCATTGTTCTTGCCGGCGGCCGTGGCCAGGGCTTCGCTGGCCGCCATAGCGTCAGCACCAGCCCCAAATTTCCCATCTGACGGGTTCACGCCCATGCGCGACATTTCCGCCGTCTGCGTGCGCCGCGCGCTTTGGTAGGCCTGCGCCACATCGGCCGAGGCCTTGCCCGCCAGCTCTTCGGCCTTGGCCTCCGTGTTGAAGGTGGCCGCATCCGTCACCATCTGGTTTTGCAGATTGGTCAGCTGGCCGCGCCGCTCCAGCGCATAGTCGCGGTCTTCTTGCGACTGCTGCCAGGCCGTCTTGGCAGAGTCCAAGGCGAATTGCGTTTGCTCCCTCTGCAGGGGGGCCATTGAATTGGCGTTGTCGATGATCTGCTGAATCATCGAATCCTGTACGCCCAGGTTCTTGATCTGGGCATCCACTAGACGCGGATCTGGCGGGGGCGTGCTGCCGCCGTTGCCGCCCTCCAGAGTCATGCCAAGGCCTGCGCGGCCGCCACGGGGCATAAAGGCCCGCGCCGGCAGTAGCCCCCACTCACTTTTGTGCCAACGGCTCATAGGTCAATTTTTCCTTCCAAAGCGCTGCAATCACCATGTCACCACCATCAGCGGCCGCGCCCTTCAACGTCGCTTCAATCTCACCCCCCAGGTGCGCAATCAGCTTCAACATGCGTTCATTGCCCGCGTGTACGAAGCCGCGCAAGCAGCTGACGCCGCACGCGACAAAGGGGTAAGAGAGATAGGCCTGCAGAAATCGACGGTTGAGCCAGTGCCCGCCCGGACTGCCAGCGGTATGCACCCACATGGAGCGCCCCGTGTAGTCGTAGAAAACAGCCCCAGCAATGGGCTGACCATTGCGCCGCATGCAGAAGCCCGTCGCGCCTTGCACGCGAAAGACGCCAGGCTGCTGGCTTTGGACATAGCCATAAGCCGCGTCCAGGTTGTAATCAAGCTCAAACATGCCGCCATGGTGGCGGGCTTGGAGCGCGCCTAGTGCTGCGCTTCTGTCGGTGCTTCGGTGCTTTCATCGGCTGGCGCTGCTGGCCAGTCGATGGCGAACGGGTCAGGCTGCAGAGGCACATCGCGCAGCGCCTGGCGGTAAGCCACCCATTCAGGCGCGAGCGCCTGGCCAATCTCCATTGCGCGGGTCACGCGCCAATCCGTTGCACTCATGAGCCTGTCGCGCTCGCGCCTGACGCGCTCCCACTGCGCGCCCGCCGGCATCACCCAGCAGCATGCAGCCAGGTCGAAGACCTGCGCGGGATCTGTCGGGCGCTTCTTGTCAATCAGCTTGCTGCTTTGGCTGTCGTAGATCAAGCCGCTGGTGCAATCTTCCGGCAAATCGCAACCGGGCTCTATCCAGCCCGCCAGGGCTTCCGCCTCATCTTGCAGCACCATGTACTGCAGCACCGCATGGAATCGCCCCGCCGCGCAGGCCTCACCTAATCGAATCACTGTCTTCATCGTTTACCACCTACCGCAGACACCCAAGCGTCATAGTTCACATCGCGCACGCTCCACCCCCTGCTCGTGACGTTCACGCGCACGACCAATTGATGCGACCCAATGCCAGGCTTCACAAATACAGCCCGGACACCATGGCGCTGATCTGGCACAGCAGATGGGTAATTCGTCTGATTCATGGGGAAACTAGCGATAGCGGAGCCATCAAGCAGCAGCTGCACATTGGCATAAAGTGAGCCGTTGAATTCCTGTCCATTGGGATTGCCCACTGCGGCGGCGGCCGTCCCCGAGACACCAAACATCACAACAAAGCCAGTACCGCCGGTCACTTGCTCAATCCCGATGACTGCCAGGTCATACGTGCCAACACTGTTCGTTGTGGCCCCCCCAGCTCCATAAATCATGGATGTGACAGATCCGCCCTTGATCTTGAGTTCATCAATCTCTGCGTCATTGATGTGGATGGCACGCACGGCGGCCACGTCGATTTCAGCGGAACCAATGGCGGCCTTGCCGATGTAGGCGCGCCCAATGGCACCGGACGCAATGAAGGTGCTGACGTTCCACTGTTCAATCTTGCTCAAGCGACTCACAAAGTCGCCGGTTCCCATCACCGAGCCGTCTGGCATGCGAACCGTAGAGCCAATGATTGTGTAATTCTGCGTGGCCAGCGAGCCCAGGCCCGTGATATCCGCCGCAGAAACAATGTTCTTGGTGGCTAGAGATCCTAGCCCGCTCACATCGGAAACAGTGACACCGTTCTTTGTGGCTAGGCTTCCTAGGCCGCTCACCTGGCCAACCGTCACACCGTCCTGCGTGGCCAGGCCTCCAAGGCCTCCCACCTGGCCGGCAAGCAGGTTCTTAACCCATGAGGCATCCATGCCGCCAGAGGAAAGAATGACCTCGCCCTTCGCGTCACGGATAACCAGCCCGTTGGTGTTGATGTGGCGCGCAGACACTGACCCGTCTACCAGCAGCTCGCCATTAATCATCACGCCAGGATTCACCCAGGCCGCGCCATTCCAATAGCGCGTCACGGCCGTTCCATTGGGCAGGGTGATCGTCACCATGTCGCCTATGACAAGGTGATTGTTATTGGGCGCGCTCAGCGTTTTGCCCAGCGCCAGCCATACCGCTTGACGCGCAGAGGTATCGCTCCAGGCCGCCGCGCTCACGCCCAGCTGCACGCTCCCGCGCAGGCCATCACTGAGCACCCGCGTGGTGCCATCAAGGCGCATGTTGCCCTTGATGTAGACATTGTTCTGCAGGTAGATGCCGTTGGCGTCCACCCCAAAAACCACATCCTGCGCCCGAGGCGTCACCAGCTGGCCCGCGTTGTAGCTCGGGGCCACAACGGCGAACTTGTCGGCCATGATGATGAAGGCGCTTGAGGTCTTGCCGTTGACCTCTTCGGCCGCGATCCCGTAGCCAGCCAGCGCCCCGCCGGCCTGCACCTTCATGGTGTACTGCGCGCGCAGGCCGTTGGAATAGTCCGCCTGCACGGTCATTTGCTCTTCAAGTCGCGCAATGCCGGCGCTGCCGTCCTTGTAGTAGTTGTCTACGCTGGCCGCCAGCTGCTCCACCTTCACCGCAAAGGCCTTGCTTCCATCCGACCAGGCGGCAGAAGTCTCGCGCACCCCGGCATGGGCATTGCGCAGGCTGGCCGTGAGCTGGCGCACGACCATGGCCATGCTGCGCTCATTGTTCTGAATCAGGCTTTCAGTCTTCTCGATGGCCGCCCCGAGCCGGCGCGCCTCGTCAATCAGATCCCGCTTCAACTCGTTGCGGATCTCTTCGGGCAAATCATCGAAGCGGGCCGGATCGTTGAGGGACTTCACCAGGTCTTTGAACAGGCGAGTATTGAGGATCGACTGCGCGAACCGATCCACGGCCGCCGATGCCGTAAGCCCTGTCCCCAGCTCATTGCCGATATCGCCGCCAGATAGCCCCGCCACAGCGTCAGAAAGCGCCGCGAGTGGGGCCATAGCCTCTCTCAGCTCGCGCACCGTTACCACGCGTTCCTGCGAGTTCCCTCTGTCGCCGCTGCGAACCTCCAGCCACTCCGCCACCTTTGCCGCCCAGGCGTTGAGGCCCTTGTCGGCCGTCTGCAGCACCGGGATGGCCGGCAGTTTCGCCGCGCCCGTGTCCTGTCGAATCTCATTCGTCATTCTTGGCGCAGCTCCATAGTGGACGATGCCAAGGCAACGCGGTCGATGCGCGCCGCACCTTCGACTTCAATCTCATGCTCCAGCCATTTGCCAGGCGGCAGGCGCTCGGGCTCCAGGCTCGATACCTGAACCTCGTGCCGCAGCTCGCCATCGGCAAACCACCGGATAGTCACGGGGCTGGCCAGGGTCTGGTCGCCGTACACCTTGAGCCAGGCCAAGCCCGTTTGCTGGGGCAGCGTGCTGATTCCGCTTTTCCAGCGCCCAACCCGCCGCGCCGCCTCTGTAAAGCACTGCATGACCTTCGTACCGTTGACCACGTACAGCACATCGGTGAACTTGTCCGACCAGGCAGCAGACCCCACCAGGTCGCAGCGCCCGAGCTTGAATTGCCCGCCCTCCACGCTGATGGCCAGGCAACCACTGCCGGCCGTCCCCGAGTAGAAAAGGTAGTACACGCCCACATGCTCGACCGCGAACATGCCCGCCGGGTTCATGGCCTGCCACTGCTCCTTGGTGAAATAGGTCTGCGTCACCAGCTCGACGGTATTGCCGCGCACAGAGCAAAGCCCAGCCTGGCCGGCGTACAGCACCGCGCCAGGCACGGCCACAACCGTTCGGGCGCTGGCGCAGCTGTAGAAGCTATCGAGCTTCAAGGCCGTCATGCTGGCCGAGTGCGTGCCGGTGATGACGTAGGGGCACCCGGTCGTAACAGCCACCACCGTGGACTCATAGCCGGCGATGGCCACAACCGGGAATTCTGTTTTGACCTGGTAGGCCACTGGCCAGGCATACGGCACATAGGGCTCACAGAAGGCCACCATGTTGTCGATGAACCCGGCCATGATCCCGTTGTCAATGCCCGTCATGCCGCGCAGGTAGGGAGCCGCGCCGCTGACCGGCTTCACCTCCCCCGTGAATTGCGAGTCCTGGCGGTATGGCGGGGCCAGCCAGGTAAATTGCGGCTGCAGGCTGTCCAGCTCGGAGCTGGGCACGTTGTCGAGAAAGGACGCGGTTGCAATATCCAACTCCTTCACCAGCTGCCAGGCCGCGCCAGACTGCCCCGTGTTGGAGCGGTAGAGCCGCCATTTGACGATGTTGCGCGCCGCGAATGTCTCCCCCGTCAAGAGGCCCGGCCGCGTCACTGTCACCGTATCGACGGCCGCAACCTCAACCATGGGCGTCAGGGGGGACGGCTGGGACTCTTCCCCCCAATCCGTCACCATGGCCACCACGTAATAGCGCGTGTCCACCACCCGCACGCTGGCCGATGGCGTCAGCGTCTTGAGGCCGCCGAGCTTGTCCACCCAGGTGCCGACCTGGGCGGCATCGTCCACGGCTTTGAGCCACTGGCTGGCAAGCTGGCCCTCGATGCTCACCACCAGCGCCGCGCACCGCTGCTGTATCTCGAGCATTCGAGCATTCAGGCTGTTGGCCTCTCCAGTGGATGCGTACTGCTTGTTGTTGTACGCATCGAACGCCGTGTAATAGGCGTCCATCGCCTGGTCATAGACGGCCCATTCCGGGTTTTCGTGCAGCCCCGTGGAGTCGCCCTCGTCGGGAATCCAGCGCGGCGTGCTGGGCTGCGTGGGCTTGACCGGCGGCGCGCCGGCGACGGCCCAGGTCTTGACCAGCGCCAGGTTGCTGAATTCACCCAGCAGCGTGGCCAGCTCGCTGCGCCATTTGTCGCAAGAGACACCCGGCCCCACGGCCGCTACCGCAGCGTCCACCACGACACCGACCTGCGCCGAGGTGAGCACCGCCTGCCCGGACTGCTCGCCAAAGCCCGCCGGGAACTCAATCAGCTGCACCGTGTTTTGCAGCGTGGTGCGGGTCAGGGGGTAGGCCGCCGGCATGGCCGCCACGGGCACCAGCCAGCCGGTAGAGGTCTTTGTCGCGCCTAAGCGGGTCATGGCCATGGCCGTGGAAGCCGCGCGCGCGTCCGTCACGACCGCGTAAATCATCCCCGTGGCCAGGCCTGCGACACCCGCCTGAGTCGCGGTCTTGAGCCCGTAGTTGTCGGGAGCCCCGGCGAAGCTCTTGCCGGCGGCGTCGTAGCGAAGGCCCGCGGCGTTTTTGTCGGCGCGCGAGGGAGAGGCGCTGACGATGGCCTTCTGAATCAGGCCCACAAAGTCGCCGTAAAGCCAGGTTTGCGCCTCATCGACCTGCAAGGTATCCACGACATTGACCGTCAGGGCAGGAGCGGCCGAGCGCGCCACGCCCAGAACCCGATCCACGCCCTTGACGTTTATCACTCGGGGCGGCTTGTCGCCGGCGTCGAACGTCACATAGGTGCGCTCCGTGGCCTCGTCATTGATCTGGCCTTTGGCAAAAGAGCGCCTGTCGGGGTACATCGAGAGCGCGGCCGAGGGGTCGGCCTGCACCTGGCCTGCAGCGTTGCGGTGGAACCTGTGAAGCGACAGCGTGCCCGCTGGGCAGGTCGAGTGCACCTTGTCGGCCTGCAGCGGCCTAAAGTCGCCGGCCGCCAGATAGAGGTTGTGATTGATTCGCGCGAAGGTGCCGCCAAGCCCACGGCCTGAAAGGCTTGGCGCTTCTCCGACGAAATTAGAAATTTGCAGCAGTGCCATGCCCGCATGGTGGCGGGCTTGGAGCGCGGTCGGGGCCAGGCCTATGCCGGCTGCTCAACCGGCGCACCGCTCGTAGCCGATATCCCCTGATCGCGCAGCATGGCGGTATGCAGGTACAGAGAGGCCAGCATGTCATAGACCTGCTGATAGGTGCCGATGCCCGTCACCAGGCCCGTGGCGTCCATGATCGGGAATGTAGTGTCTGCATTGTCGGCGCGCAGCGCGTTATGACAGAACCCCTCGTCGCGCAGGATTGGCTTTTCCAGCCCTGCATTGATAACCCGTTCCTCTTGGAAGAAGACTGTTTTGATTTCGTTTCCAAGCGGGTTATTCAAGATGACTTGACGGCACCGAACAAACTGAGTTCCTTCAATATTGCTTTCTTGATAATCTGGCATATCACCCCCTTGCTTTCAAAATTTCAATAGTTTTCTGCTGCTGCTTTACGATTTTGTAAAGCCGCTTAATAGCTTCTGTGTTCACTGCGTTCATCCCGCCCTGATCCACATTCATGACCATGCCGTCAGGAACAAACTCTATTTGCGCCTCGCTTGCTTTTGTCATTCGTATGTTTTGAGGAAAATTCTTTTGCACAGCTTGCGCGCTATAGCTGATCTGCTCGCCAGAATCTATGTCCTTGCGTGTGTATCGGATAACGCTAACGTCGAGCAGCTTCTCCAATGGGCAATCAAGTTCTTCAATAACATTTTTTAGATTAATGTCCGAAGTCTGAACAAGTGATCCGTTCGCGTAGATATTTCTTCTAACGTAATAATCTCCATATCCATTCCAAACAAATGGATTGGGGGCCAGGCCGTACATTTGAAGGGCAACAACCGGAGGCGAGGACGCGCTGTCTCCCGCGTGTACCTGCATCGCTGCAAGATGACGCTGCCCCCAGTTGGTAACGCGCCAGACGCTGTAAGCAGCCAGGTTATTAGCAGCATCGACCTGAATAACTGCATTCGCAGAGTCCCAATTCGCGTATCCACCGCCAATATCTCCAGTCTGCCTTACTGCAATCGACGGCTTGTCGTTGACAATATCTCCAGAAAACCCGCGACTAGAAAAGAATTTTCCATCAGATCCTCTCAATGTCGCCTGCCCTGTGCTAGAAACGCTGTAAATCCCTAGACTGGCTTCATTTCCAAAAAGATAGCCGTTGTATTTCCCTACATAGAGCTGAGTTTCAGCACTTCCATTGTCAAATACGCCATTTGTATTTGCCTGCAAAACAGTTGGCGTTATCAGTAACGGCGTTGACTTGTAAACCCCTGGCCCGTCATAGTAGTTAAAGGTAAACGATTCACCATTTGCGCCAAGCATGGCAGTGGCCCATCGGCAATCTGCCTCATTCGCGTACCCAAACCTCATCGTGATGATTTGAGTTCCGACAGTCCCAAACTTAGGGTAAAGGGCCTCACCTACCGCCACCTTGGCATCCAGAGCCGCTTGCAGCCCTGTCACCGTGGAAATAGCCTGCGTGCCCGTGTGATTGGCACGCGACTTGAGATTCGCGTCGGTGTCATTCTTGGTGGCTGCGGCCGCAATGGCATCGAGCTTGGCCTTGTCGGTACTGGTCATCACCCCGGCCAGCGCTGTGGTGGCCGCCGGCAGCGTCGTGTTGTTGCCCGTCGAGCTGGTCAACGGCACTGTCGTGGTCGTGCGTGTGCCAATACCCAGATCCGTGCCCACGTTGACCTGAGCGCCTGCCGCTACCCCGTCCAGCTTGCTCTTATCGTCCGAGGACATGAGGCCCGGTGCCGCAGTGGTGGCCAGCGCCGGCGGGTCAATCTCCGTGTAGACACGAGACCAGCCGCTCCACACGTTGCTGTAGTAGGAGCGCTCGTAGGTCTTGCGGGCTGTGGTGTTGATGTATTCCGTGAGGCGCTGAACAACGCCCGCCGCCCTCCACACGCTCAGGTTAAAGGCGATCTTTGTCGGGCAGTTGGCCAGCGTTACCGCCCATGCATTGTTCGGGCAATAGTAAGAGCCCTCTGTCTGGTAGGTGTTCAGATCGGCAGAGTCTGGAATCAGCGTGCTTGTCCAATTCACGGTCGCGCCGGCCGCAATCGCATCGAGCTTGGACTTGTCAGCAGCAGACATTGCGCCGGCCAGCGTGGTGCTGGCGACGGGGAATGTCGTGCTTGTCCCTGTCGAGCTGGTCACGGGAACGCCGGTAGCCGTGCGCGTGCCGATGCCCAGATTCGTGGCCACGTTCACCTGAGCGCCTGCCGCGATCCCTGCCAGCTTGGCCACATCCCCCGGAGCCATGAGCCCGGCCAGCGCCGAGGTGGCGAGCGGCAGAGTCGCGTTATCCCCGGTCGAGGACTCAATCAGGATGTTGACGGCCGCCGCTGTCGCTTTCAGGTTAGTAGGCACATTCACCTGAGCGCCTGCTGCAATGCCGTCGAGCTTGGCCTTGTCTGTGCTGACCATCAAGCCAGCCAGCTCCGTGGTGGCCGCCGGCAGTGTCGTGCCCGATCCTGTCGAGCTGGTCAGCGGTAGCGTCGTCGTGGTGCGCGTGCCCTGGCCCAGATTCGTGGCCACGTTGACCTGAGCCCCGGCCGCGATCCCGTTGAGCTTGGCCAGCAGCGCGGCCGTGAGGTCGTTTTCAGACAGCCCCTTGCCTGGCACAAGATCAACCTTGCCGTCGATGTTGCTCTGCAGGGACTGGCTGGCGCTGGTAATCAGCTGCTCCAGGGCCACGCGCACCGCGTCAACCAGCGTAGGCGTGGCCACGCTGGCGGCCGTGAGGCGCATCTGCAATACCGTGCCCGCCGGCCAGGCTACGCCCTTCGTCCCCTCCTGAGCGCGCACCACAGTGAGGGCAGAGCCAACCCGACCCGTCACCTTCACGACCTCCCAGACGGCCTCTACGCCGCTTGAGTTCAGACCGATCAAGGTGGCCAGGTGGAAATCGCCGGCGGCCAGAACTGGCCAGCCCGTCAAAGACACCAGCGGCAAGCTGGTCGCCGTTGCTGTCGCAGCACCGGACAGAACGCCGGTCACGTTGTTTGCAAGAATCTGCGCCACGCTTAAACCTCTTTCACCTTCACCACGATCTCGTCTTGCAGCCTCTCGCCGTCGCGCGTTTCGACCGTCACCGTCACCTTGTAGGTGACGCCACTCACGCCGCCGCGCACCCAGAAGCGCACGCGGGTTTCTTCATCGAAGATGCTCACATGCTCCACCACCAGCCCCGCCGGCTCCGCGATGGCGCTGGCGCTCTCCAAGCTGTCGCCGTCGTGCAGCGCTTCTTGGTACTGAATGGAGTAGCTTCGGCGCTCTTGAGGCTGCTGCTCTACCTGTCCCAGCTTCATGCCGTCCTCTTGAAATCTATGAATGCGGGCCGCGCAAACTCGGAATTTGTGAACGGCCGTTTAAACGTCGCGCCGGGGAAGTCCTGCGCGCCGATGTTTGTCTGAGCGTCAGCAACGACAAGCGCCTGCAGAATCAGCTTGGCGTGCCCATTGAGACCGCGCGTAGCCTTCGCACTTAGAGCGCCGTCTGTCTTGAGCTGGGCAGCGGCCCCGCCGGTCAACCTGGCCGTGGCCAGCATCTCGGCCACACCCCAGACCACTGCACGCGCACCATGGCCACGGACAGCCGGCGCGCTCAAGGCCGCCGACGCCCGCATAACCGCGCCCGTGAAAGCGCCCCGCATGGGGTTCGACTCGATGGCCAGGCCCGCCGTCATGCGCGCCAGGCCACCTATGCCGCGCTTCGCGTCTGACTTCATGGAAGCCTGGCCAGAGACAGAGGCGCGGCCGCCGCGCCCACTGACGGCCGCGCCGCTTGCCGCCACATCGGCGCTCAGTGAGGCGCGCGCCGGCCTGTTGGCAGATCCTGTAGCGCTTAGCCTGGTGTCAGCCTCAAAGCGGATCTCTGCCGTGCTGGTTCGGCTCCCGTTCGCCTCAATGGCCAGCTGAACCAGCAGCCGCGCCCCGGCCTCAATGGAAAAGCGTTCGCTTCCATTGATTGCCCGCCCGTTGAGTGGCGCGAAGTTCACGACAGCCCCGCCCTTAGCTCAGCAGCAGCTCAAGCGTCGAGGGCTGGAAGCTCAGATCATCACCAGGCTCGATGCGCTTGGACTTCACCAGCTCCTTGAAGGCCCACATATTCCCGCCCGTCACAGCGTCGTAAATGGCCATGTGGGTGATATCCAGCGTGTTGGCCCCTGCATTGGGGTTGAAGAAGAAGCGGATAAGGTTGCGCGTCAGACCGTCATTCGGCGCTGACCAGGCCGAGGCCAGTACGCCCACATCGAAGCGCGAGTAGCCTGGCCACTGTGCGGTCGTCACCTCGTTGGCCGCGATACCGGCGGCCGTGGGGTCAGCCGTGAACAGCGCAATGCAGACCTTGGCGGGCTTTGCAGCGGTCACGCCGCGCAGAACATGGTTCACCAGCTGATTGCGCGCGTAGGTAGATAAGTCACCCATGGAAATCTCACTTAGTTAGTGGGCGCTACGTTGTTTGCGGCCTTGACCTGCACACCCAGCGCGTCGTTGAAAAGCTGCAAGCTCGCTGCCGCAAGCTCTGTGTTGTTGCCGTATTCCGCGTCCTTGGAATAGGCACGGAACATGACGTAATTGCGAAGCGCATCCATCCACTGCGGCGGCACGGATGGTTGACTTGCTTCGGTGCTTGCATCTGTCGTTGCTTTGCTGACAATCGCATGCACCTTGCATCCCTGCTTGACCGGCGGATACACCGCAAAGTCCTTGGGGTAGCGCGAGTCCCACATGAAGTGCGCCGCGTCGCTGGCCGGGCTCATGGCGCGCCAGCCGGCGGCCAGCACATCGAGCTGCCACATCGAGGTTTTCGTGATGCGCTTGGATTGGCGGTTGACGTTGTGCGTGATGTCGATCAGCGCCAGCACGCTGGCCGGCAGGTGCTGCTCCCAGCCCGCGACAAGCTCCAGCTCGATAGAGCCCGCCATCTGGTCGGGGCGCTGCTCGGCAAACTTGCGCTGCGCCTCGTTGAAGTGGGCCAGCAGCTCCAGCCGCGTCCAGCGAACGCTTTTCTTGTCCTGCAGATCCTCGGCAACCCGGTCTAGCAGGTCTTTGATGGTCAGCACCAGCCCACCTTTCTGGCTCCACCGCCGCGCGTGCCGTGGTTGCGCCATACAGCGGCCTGCGCCGTGTTCTTCGCCTGGTTGAATCGCTCCAGGTGCACAGCGGCCAGCTCGGGCTTAAAGAAGTCCGTGTTGTCCTTGGCCAGCAGCTCGGAGAGCGCGCCATCGCGCAGCGCCTCAAAGAAGCGGCTCGCCACCAGGTCGGGCACCGTGCTGGCGCTGATGGTCGGCTGCAGGGTGCACTTCACGCGCACCGCGCCGACCTGGCCAGAGGGGAGATAGAAGTTCTGCAGATCCGTGCACACCAGGCCGCGCAGCCGGCTCATGGCCACGGGATCGCCTTCGGTATCCATGGCCATGACCACCTCCAGGGGCTTGCCGTCCAGCGTTGCCGCCTCCAGGCGCACCACCTCGGCCCCCATGGGCAGGTCGAGCCCGTATTCCTGAGTTGCGTCACCCGTGGCCTGCACGGGGTCAAGCCAGACCTGCCAGGCGCGAGTGTTCGCGCAGAAGTCGCGCGCCGCCCGGTTCAGGCACAGATGAATAAGCGGCACTGGCGCGGTGGGCGCAGCCAACTGCAGCTCGGGCATCCAGTTGTCCCACGTTGCCATGAGAGTGCCTTAGCCCTTGGCGGCGCGGTTCACACGGCCAGTGGGGCGCGTGCCGGCTTCCTGGGGCAGTGCATTGGCGTTTTGCTGGCTGGTGTCCTCGGCCTCGTCCTCTTCGTCCGCGCCGGGGCTACCAGCACCAGGGCCAAGGCCTGGCACAAATGCGCCGGCGGCCAGGGCGGCAGACTGTTGCGCGGCTTCCAGCTGGCCGGCGGCTTTCAGGCGCGCGGCGCGCTCGGCGGCCTGGCGCAGAAAAGCAATTTCCTGCTCGTAGTCCTCGCGGCTCATGAAATTGCCAGAGGCCTGCATCTTGGCAATGTGGCCTTCATCCTCCACCTCGCAGGCCAGGGGCTCGCCCGTGAAGACGTAGAGCTTGATCTTGCCGCCACGCAGAGGGAAGCTCACCGTCACGGTGCCGTCATTGCGAGGGGGGATCGTTGTGCACAGTTCCATTTTCTAATCCTTGTCAGTCCAAAAAGACCCACGGGCTGACCCGTGGGGTAAAGCCCGACCGAAGCCGGGCGCTGCACACACCGTCAGGCGTTGAAGTAAGTCAGGTCGAAGCCCAGCAGGCCGGCCGCGTTGCCTGGGCCTGTGACCTTGACCGCGATCTGGCGGGGCCAGCCCTTGGGCTGCACCTTGCCGAAAGCCACGGGAACCACTTGCTTGTAGCCGCCGGCCGCGCCGGTCGTGTCATCCACGATCCAGGCCGCGCCGCCGTCTTCGGGCTTGGTGGACAGGTCGCCAGTGATGGGATCGAGCACACCGATGGAGCACTTGAAGCCCACGCCCAGCGCCTCGCTGCGCACAAAGGCCACTGTCGGCAAGCAGCCCTCGGGCAGCACGCCAATGACGCCGATCACGCCGACAACGTGGTCAGACACATCCACGGGCTGACCAAATCGGGCATTGGCCAACTCGGGGCCGCTGGGGGTCAAAGCGCTCTGATGGCCAGAGGCCACGGCGCTACGGTTTTTGAATGCAGGCATTGCCGCGTCCTTTCCTGTGATTAGCGAGTTGCGGCAGCGGTATCGACCGAGAACAGGCCGCTGTCGTGCGCCACGCCGTTGATTTCGTAGCGTGTTTTCTTCGTGCCGAAGATCGAGGAAGTGGTGATAACGATCTGGTTGCCGTTGTCGCGGGTTTCCTCGTGCCAGTCGTAGCGCATGCCCGTGCCAGGCGAGCCGAAGGCCACAACACCCGCCTGAGCACCCATGAACAGGGCGCGAGCGGTTTCCACGTTGCTCATGGCTCCGTGGGTGTTGTGACGGATGGCATTGCGGTGCGAGTGCAGCACCACGCCGCGATGCATGCCCAGCGCGTTGTTGACCAGGGGCGACTTGTTGCCCAGGCTGGTGGCCAGCGCCTTTTGGATCTCCAGCCAGCCGCCGGTGCCGGTGTCTTTGCGCAGGTCATCTTCCTGGAAGGTATGCATGACCATCACAAAGCATTCCTGGCCATTGACGCGGCAGGGCTTGAGCACGGGGATATCCGTCGCGCCGCCGCCTTGGGTATCGGCGCGCGTCTTGCAACGGTTGATGACTTCCAGGCTCATCTTGTCGGTCGCGTCGATGTTGCTCACCGCAGTGGCATCGCCGCCAAACAGCTGATGGAATTGGCTAGGCGCGTTCAGGGGGTTGTTGGCGCGGCCTTGGTATCCCAGCGGCAGGATGAAGTTGGCATTGATGCCGCGCGAGCCCGACAGGTAGACGAACTGCAGCTCGTCTTGGAAACGACGCCACCAGTCGGCCTGCTGGGCCTTGGCGCGCATGCGCAGATCGTGCAGCGTGCGCTTGCGCGTCATGCGGCCGCCGGTGTTCACACCGCCGCGCGCCTGGTCGATCATCACTTCATCGGTATAGAAGCGCTGGGCTTCTTCCTTGCCGTGCAGCACATCGTCGCCCTCGACGGGGGCCATGCGCAGCTCAGCCAGCAGGTCGTATTGGATGCGGTCGCCGGCTTCGCTTTCCAGGTCGGGGATGACCTGGATAGGTACATGCTCTTCCTGGCCGATGGCCGTGAACTTGGAGCCGAAGAAAGACTCCTGCGAAATGTCCAGGCTCAGCTTGGTGCTGAAACGCTTGACGGCTTGGGGGCTGTTCACGCCCACAACGGTTTTACCCATGAGAAATGCTCCCTGTGTGGAGTGAGCACTTCAGCGCCCCAATCAATAAATCCTGCGCACTTAACCCGTGCGCATGTCGTCAGAATGCCCGGCTTGGAGCGGGCTCTGCCGCGCCTTGCTGGATTTTTTTCACATCAGCGCCGGCCGGCGTCTTCACCATGAAACGCGCCGTCTGACCCTTCTTGAATTGCAGCTCCAGGCTGATGCCGCCAGGCAGCTGCAGCTTTTGGCCCGTGCGCAGCTCCATAAAGATGGTGCGCCCATCGACGGGCTCGGGCGAGGCAGGCGCGGGCAGGGGTGAAAGCACGGCCGTCATATCAATCACGCTCCAGGTACAGCGCCAGCTTCTGGGGCGACAGTGCCGCGACTGCGCGCTCTGCGGCCAGGCCGGTTAGCTTGTCGATGGCAGCGAACTCGTCCGCGAACGCATCGCCGTCACCGCTGCCGCCAGGCATGTGGGCCAGGTTCGGCGTGATCGTGTCTACCGGCGGCTTGCGCCCTTGTTCCTTCTTGCTGGTCTTGGCCACCACGGGGATCTCATGCAGGGCCACCACGCGCTTATGGGCCTCGTACAGATACCACTCCAGGGGCTTGTCGGGGTTGGCGGTGGCCAAGCCCTTGACCATCGAGTCAAAGTCGCGCGCCTTGTCTTCATCCTTTCGGTAGTCAATCAGGCCAATCTCGCCATTCTTGGAAGCATCGTCCATGAAGGAATTGATTGCGGCTTTCCAGTCGTTTTGCGCGGCCTGCTCCGTCATCTCCTTGGAGATTTCAGCGCGCTGCTTCTGGGCCATCAGCGACATGCGCTCTTCGTCCAGGCGCTCGGCTTCGGCCTCGTACTCTTCCATATCGAGGTCGCCGCTGTTGAGCTTCGCTTTCAACTCGGCACGGGCCTGCTTGTTGGCCGCCTGCTGCTCTGCGAAGTCTGCCGGCAGCTCGACCACGTAGGCCGGCGCACGCGAGGCCGCAGGGGCTGGTGCTGGCGCAGCTGGGGCGTCGGTCGTCGCCGCGCCCTGGCCATCGTCCTGAGCGGTACCGCCGGCGGCAGGGGCTGCAGCAGCGGCAGGAGCCTGGGCGGCAGCTGGTGCAGCGGCAGGGGCTTGGGCAGCGCCAGCAGCTGCCGGGGCTTCGTCATCCTCTGCAGCGCCATTGCCAGCGCCGCCGGCGTTCGCAGCTGCTGCGGCCGCCGCTTCGTTGTCGGCGTCCTCGTCGTAATCCTCGGCCAGAGCCGCGCGCTCTTCGGGGGTCAGATGACGCTGCTCGTCTTCTGTCAGTTGGTGTGTGCTCATTGGGTTTTCTCCTTATGCGGCGTCAATGCTGACCGGCTTGGAGCGGGCCAGCTCAGGGTTTTGGCTCGGTCGTCGAGGTAATGTCCCTGAGCAGAGCGCGCGAGTTCTGCACCTTCTGCTGAAAGCGTTGCACCTTCATCTGCCAGGTCACTGAGTAGTCCTGTGCAGGTGCTGGCGTAGCGCTCAACGGTGCTGCGGGTAAGGCGTCCAAACTGCTGGGGCAGCTCTGCATAGTCGCGGCGCAGCCCTGCAGTGTCAGTGCGCAGGCTATCCAGGCCAGCTTGTAGCTTCGTTGCTTCGTCATTTGCTTCTTTCCTCATGTCTGTCATCAGGCCGGCAACCGCGCGCCCTGTCTCGGCAATCTCGGCCAGCTGCTGCAGCGAGTCAGTGGCCACGGCCAGGCGCATGCTGGCCAGATCGGCCGCATGCTCGGCGCGCTCTGTCTTGAGCTGGGCATAGGCCAGGAAGCCCACCAGGCTGGCGCTGGCGGCCGCAACCGCCAGGTAGGGGCCAATGGCCGCCAGGGCGTTACGCGCGCTGAACATCGCGCAGCTCCCCCTTGTCATCGACCGTTACCCAGCCATTGGCCAGGCCATAGGACACGGCCGCCGCCCAATTGGCTGGCCAGTCCTGCAGGCGCGGCCTGCCGGGGCACCAGGTACGGTAGGCGTACATTTCCCAGGCCTGCTCTTGATTCGTTGGCAGCGCCTTGCGGTCTGTCCACATCAGCAGCCGCGCGACACCGGCCGCAAGAATGTCGTTGTGCTGCAGCTGGCGATAGATGGCCGTCGCGTCGAATGGCAGGCCATGCTCTCGGCAGAGCTTCATCAGGTGTTCTTTGCTGGCTCCGTGGTTGACCACGCCCCAGACCCCGCCACCCTTGACGGGATGGCCAGGCTCGAACTGCCAGAGGCCGCGACCGGGGCCGCCGCCCAGCTGCGCGCGCTGCAGCAGGTCAGACTCCTGCAGGCCATAGGCCACCAGGATGACCTTGGCCACGCCCGAGCCCATCTTGAAAGGCAGCTGCGCCAAGGCCGGCTCAATCGCGGCCGTGACGATGGAATGAATCAGCAGCTGGGTGCTGCTTGGACGGTTTTCGCTCACTTCTCACTCTCCTTTGCTTCGGCGGCCAGGCCGCGCACTTCACTGACCAGCTCCCCTATGTCCTTGCCCTTGCGGCGCTCCAGCCACAAGAACACCGCCGCCAGCAGCCAGGGGCCGGGAATGCTGCACAGCAGGAACACACAGGCGAACAGCACCAGCACCCCCACCCCCTCGGGCAAGGCCGCCAGGATGGCCAGCTGCTGCATGGCCACGAACGCGCCGGGCATGTAGTGCTGCACGAGCATCAGCACCGGGATGCCCACCAAGAAGCTGGAAGCCGCGCAGGCCGTCATGCGGTTGGTAACGTCCGCCAGCTCCTGACCCTTGCGCAGCGGCACGTATCGAATGCCCAGCCAAAAGCCCGCAATGGCGGCAATCACCGGCATGCTTAAAAGGGCGAGCTTGTAGCCCGCCACACCACCGGCTACCGTAGTCGCGGGTTCTGTCATTTCCTTGCCCTCTGCGCTGATGCGCTCTATGTAAATAGCTACAAATCCCATAGCAACCAGACAGCCGTAGAAGCTGGCCAGCAACAAAATCCCGTTCACCTGTCCCATCACTCACCTCCCTCTGCCGCCGCGCGGCCTTCGTAGTGGCTAAGCCGCTGGTCGATGCCAGCGAAACCGGCCCGGCTCTGCGCCTGGATCTCTGCCACGCGCTCGCGCGAGTCGGCATTGATGCGGGCGACTTGCAGGGCTGTGTCGCGCTCTGTGTTGATCTGCAGGGTTCTGTTGGCCAGGTCGGCTTGCGCCTTGGACAGCTGGCGCATCGTGGTTTCCAGCTGCTTGTCGGCCGCCTGGCGCGCCATGGCTGCCGCGCCTTCCAGCTCCTGCGCCTGGCCCACGTTGCCCTCGGAGCGGCTGCGCTCGGCCTCGGCCGCCAGCTTGTCGGCGCGCGCCAGGATCTCTTGCACCTTGGCTTTCTGCTCTTCCAGCGCCAGGCGCGCTTGCTCGCGCTGCATCTGCAAGGCCTCGGCCTGGGCCTGCAGCTGCTCTTGCATCTGCTGCGCTTCCTCGGGCGTCATGGGCTTGTTCGGGTCGCGCTCGCCGGTCAGCTTGCGGATTTCCTCTGCGATCTGGTCGTTGTTGGGCAGGTCGCTGAACTCCATGGCGATGGTCAGCAGGCGCAGCGCCAGCCCGTTGTCGGGCATGCGGCCGGCCAGGTTGTTGAGTGCTTCGAAGAGCACCGCGCGCATGGTTCCCGAGTAGTCCTGCTCGGCCACCACGAAGTCGGCCAGGCTGCGCGTAATGTCGTTGAGGTAGCGAATAGAGCCATCGGCCTGCTGCTCGGGCTCGTTGATGACCGCCCAATCAATGGAGCCGCGCGAGCCGGTCAAGCGGATTACCTTCTCTTCGGTGTACCACTGCTCGACCAATGACAGCTGCTTTTGTCCCTGCACCTGTGTGGCCAGGCGCAGGTTATCGAAGGGCTCCGTAGTGACGACACCGCCCTGCAGCTGGCGCGCCTTGATGGCTTCGCCAGAGCTGGCATTCGTCTGGCGGCCCATGTTTTCATTGCTGATGCCGACAGACTTCTGGATGGCCTGGGCATTCATGGCCATCATCTGCACCTGGCCAGCCGCCTGCTCGGAATCGCGGCGTACCTCAATCTTCTTGTTGGCCTTGTGGACGATCACGCCGTCCGCTCTGTCAACTTCCTCGCGCAGCTCGTTGATGTCCGTCACCGCGCCCTCTTCCACGAAAATTTGATTCGTGGACATGAGGAAGAGCGCCCGGCTGGCGCGCTGGTTCAAGTCGCGCTGCAGGTCGCGCACCCGGCGAATAGCGCCGTAGGGCATACGGTCGCGGCCGCGCCTGTAGCACCAGATAGGCGTCAAGCTGAATTCGTTGTGCCGCATGGGCGACACACCTAAAGACAGAAGCGACGTTTCTGTCATGACGGCCGTATGCATGCGCATCATGACGCGATCCACAATCGAGCCGCCCACCTCGCCCAGCGCATCCATCAGCGCCACATCGTCGGTATTGAAGAACGAACCACGGAAAGGCCCGTCCACCACCATCTTGACGGTCACAGGCATGCGGAACTGGCATTCCAGCAGCTTGATGCGCGAGCGCGGCACGGAGCCTATGCCGCCGCGCCCGCTCATCAGGTAGCCAGATCCACCATGCACCGACGTGGCCGTGTAGCCAGCGCGCTGAAATTCGTCCTCGCCGCCTGCCCCATCCCAATGACGCTCGGCCAGCGCCGCGCGCCTGACTGCCTCCGCGCGGTGGGGGAACATGGCCACGGCGATATCGTCATCCGTCCAGCGAGAGCGGAAGATATAGCGCGCATCAGACAGATCCAGCTCCACGGCCAGAGAGTCCCAGAGCACATTGCGCCAGTCCTCATACTTGCTATAGAGAATGTCCTTGGTCGGGTCGCTGCGTACCCCATCGTCCACAAAGCCAACCCCCACCTTCACGGCATCAGCAAAGGCGCGCGAGCGATTGAAAGGAACCTGGTTCACGTCGCTGACGTATTTCAGGGTCTTGGTCTTGAGGTCGGCAATCTCTACCTGGTCTTTGGTGCGCGGCATCACCCGCCAATCCACCCGAGAGCGGCGCTCTGTGCCGATCATCCAATCAGCCATGGGCGCGCACTCGTTGAACACCAAGGGCAGCTGGTCACGCTGCTCCAGCTCGATGGCCTTCTCTCTGTCCCACTGATCGCCATCGTAGAAGTCGGCATCAATGGCCATTTCCAGGCGGTTGTCGGCCTGAATGCCGCGCTCCGTGTAGTACCAGCCCATGATGCGGCGATGCAGCTGCACCATGGCGTCGGTATCCAGGGGGTGCACCTGGTTGGCATCCACCAGCGCAGTGCTGGCGCTGTCCGCAGGGTCGTGGAGCACTCGATCACCCGCCCCCTGGCGGTCGGCGCGAATGTCAGACTGGAACATACTCGGCCCCCGCTGCGGGCGCGATGGTCAGCGCCTCTTGGTGCATCACGCGGCCGTCAGCCTTGGCGGTCAACACGCCATACTCGCGCGCCGGCTGGGCCTCCCAATCCGGCTCTGACGGCATCAGCACCAGGTCGGGCAGGCCTTCATTGATGATGGTGGCAATGCGCACCCATTGGGCCTTGTCGTCGCCCAGCCCCAGGTAGCTCGCCGCCTCGGCGCACTTACGTGCCAGGTAGCGCGGGTCGTCGTAGTTCCACGCCGCGCTCTCGCAGACCACGAACCAGCGCGGCCGCGCCTTGTTGGCCGGGATGATGATGAGCGCGCGCTCATGGTTAAACCAGGTATAGACCGCCAGCAAGTCACCATGCTGGCGCTGCAGATACACCTTATCCAGATCAATGCTTGCCATGCGGCCAACTCCTTTTCCGCGCAATGGTGGCGGGCTTGGAGCGGCTTTGCGGTCAATCCGCGTCGGTCTTTCTGTGCTTCGGTGCGTCTTTGCTTATGTGCGCCTTCTGCGCTTGAGCCCCTTCGCATTGGTCACGCGCGTGCCGTTGTCCATGAGCGGCACCGCCTGGCCCATGTAGCGCCAAACGTCAGCGCCGTGGCTGGCCTCGTCGTGCAGGGGCGCGCCTGGCTGGCCCGTGCGGGTATCAATCTGGCGCTTGTAGCGCGACATGCAGGTAAGGAAGGGCGCGCACTCGTCCTCATCTATGTAAGCCGTAGCAAACAGCGAGCGCGCGATGCGAATGCCCGCCTCGATGCTGAATGAGGGCAGCACCTCGACATTGCGCCCCATGCCCTCGGCAATGCCCTGCGCGGTCGTGCCGCTCTTGTAGTCGCCATGCTGGGCGTCATGCGGCAGGAAGTCAGAGCCCCACACCACGTTCCATTCGTTTTCGAGCTGGGTGATGTAGTCCTCAATCGTGCGGTGGCTGTCCTGGTAGTACGCGATACAGCGGAAGTCCATAGGCGTCTTCTGCACCAGCATGATGGCCATGAAGTCGCTCCAGCCCAAGTCCCATACCGTGTGCACGGGCAGGCGCGGGTCGTAGCTGACGCGGCAGATGCGGCCATCGTTGTAAAGCCGCTCCATTTCCTTGGCGTAGATCGCGCCGGCAACCGTGCGCTTGGGTTTGCCCTCCCAAATGTTCCAGTAGCTGTCTTGATCGCGCTGAAAGTGCCGCAGCCGCTCTTTCTCCAGCACCTCGGGGAACCATGGGTTATCCCGCCAATTGATTTCACAGAGCCATGTGTCATCGTCTGCGCCATCAATGAAGCGCGTCCAGGTCGGATCGGTGGCCAGGTCGGGGTTGAGCGTGAGCCAGATTTCCGAGCCAGGCGCGCGGATCGTCGGCACCAGCACTTCCCAGCTGCGCGCGCTGACGCCCTGAGCCTCTTCAATCCAGACGATATCGACCGCCTCATAGGACTTGATGGAGTCAACTGTGTGGCTCTGCAGGCCGGCAAACAGAATCAGCGTGCCATTGCTTCCCCGGATCTCGTTGTCCAGGACGTTGTAGAAGCCGCCCAGGTTGAGCGCGGCAATCTGGTCTGACAGCAGCCGGTGCACGGAGTCGCGCATGGACTTCTGGATCTCACGCGCGCACAGAATGCGCAGCGGCCTGGTCGTGCCCATCACCAGCAGGGCCATGGCCACAGACCAGGACTTGGCACCGCCTCGGCCGCCGTACATGACCTTGAAGCGCTTGGGCTTCCACAGGCCGCGCAGCTTGTTGGGGAACTGCAGCGATATGCGCGTGGGCTCTACCTCGTAGTCCGTCCGAAAGTCTGGCTCTTCGGGCTCCGGGTAGGCGTCCAGGATGGCCAGGGGCATGCGACCAGGTACAAGCAGCTGGCCAATCGACGGCGGCAGCAGCATCAGCGCACCGCCTTTTTCCTGGCGGGCAGGCTGGCGCTGTGCGACACGGCATCAGGGGCCTGGCCAGGCTTCTGACCTGGCTCCAGCTGCTCTAGCGGGTCGTTTTCGCGCTTCGGCGGCTCAACGAACTCGACCACAAAAGTGCCTGGCAGTGTGCTGTGACCAGGCAGCTGCTTGTTGTCAGCCAGGTACTGGCCATGGTGGCGCATGAGCTTTTCGACAACATCGAGCTGGTTGTGCATGACCGGCGATATCGCACCATCCTTGCCCAGCTTTGTGCCGGCGAACAAGGCAACCGCACGCGCCGACATGCTGCGCGTGTCCTTGAGCACCTGTCTGGGGTGGCCTTCCCCGAAGCACTCTGGGCACTCAGGGAATGGCACGCGCCTGGGGTCGTAGCCGAGCCCGCCCTTTTCGGGGAACTTCTCGATAGCCTTGCCTTCGTCTAGCCACTTCTCGCGCTTGGAGTTGTACTCGCCCAAGGTGTACTGGTAGTCGTGGCCCACGCCATAGCAGTGGCGGCAGCAGCTCACATAGACCTCGACCAGCTCGCGCGGGTCGGCCAGCATCATGTCGTTGAGTCGGCGCACTACAGCTGCGCCATCGACTTCGGCCCGCTCAACAATGCGCGCATTGGCCTGGCGCACGAATTCCTGCACCTTATCTTTTGTTAGCAGGCGCGACGCCTGCATAGCTGCGCTGCGCTCGGCATAGCCCGCCCTAATTGCCGCCTGTGTGCCGTTGAAGTCCTTGACGTATTCGCGCGCAAACGCCTGCCAGCGCTCGTCTGGCTGCTCTCTTTTCTTTGGCGCAACTCTTCCCTTGGCAGCGGTCTTTGCTACTTTTTTTATAGCTGGCTTGGGCTTCTTATCAGGCGTACTCATGCTGATAAGGGTGACGGGCTTGGAGCGGGGTTTAAGCGGCTCCTGCCTCTTGCACTGAATTATCGTTTATATGATAATCGCCTTGCGTTGAGCGAACGAACGAAAGAACGAACGAACGACGCAATAAACCACAGCAAGGACAAACCTATGCGACAAGCTCAAACCAAGACCCTGCCCGCGCCTGGTCAGCGCATTCATGCCACCTCTGGCCCTTCGCAGCACAGCGATGGCGTGGCGCTCGCCCACATAACCAACCAATTCGGCACCTACGCCCTGGTGCTGCTGGATGACGGAACCACAGAGAGCTGCGACAGCCTCAAAGCAGGCCCAGGCATCGGCTGGCATGCCGGCCCCAGCCCGACCCTGGAATGGAAGCGCCGCAACGTAAGAAAGGATCACTGACATGAAGCGCAGCCCCAACGTCCCCAAACACCCCAAGGGCTGGCGCTTCGCCGGCGCGGCCCACGGGTTCACGTTCTGGCAGAACGGCCCCATGACCTACCGCATCACCCCCGTGGACGAGCCCGATAACGTCCTGGCCACGGAAAAGGCCTTGGGCCTGTGCATGCACCGCGCGGCCGTGCAGCGCGCCCTGGCCAACATGCCCCAGCTGGAGGGCTCCGCATGATCGTCACCCAGACCCACCAAGAAGCCTTGGCCAAGGACTTCGGCCGCGATCTGTCCATCACCATGGCGCGCTCTCCATGGCGCGGCGATGCAGACACCTGCCTGCTGGTCAACGGCCGCCGGCACCAAGAGGCCACACAGGCACTTATCCAGCGCCTGGCCAGCCTCGGCGCGAAGCAGTTCAAGACCCAGCTGCATGAGCCCAAGAGCGGCACCCTGCCGCGCTACAGCTACACCACGCTGACCGTCACGCGATAGCCACGAGCCCGGCCGCAGCGCCGGGCTTACCGAACAAAGCACCGAAGCAACGACATGAAATTCAAACGCATGGAACGATATGAGCCGGTCGTCATGACCACCCGCAAGCTCACGAATGCAGCGCGCCGCGTGGCCAACCAGTGCGCCAAGCTGGCCAGCGACTACCCCCTTTTCAGCGACCAGCTGGAGCAGCCCGCGCCATTCGACCCCGACCACGAGCTGCACAAGCGCCAGCGGCTGCAGAAAGCTGCAGAGGCACGCATGCGCGCCCTGGAGGCAAAGCACTGGCGACAGGCCCGCCGCGAGTACTTCCAGGCCACACCCGAGCAGCGCACGGCCATCATGGCCGCATGGAACACCTGGCGCGGCCCCCTGCGCGCGTCCAACTTCCAATACCTGGTGGATGTTCACAACGGAACCATGGAGGCGCGTTCGCGCAAATTCCGCGAAGACCAGGCCGCGATAGCTCGCAGCATCGCAGCGCTCCCCAGCCCCTTGAGTCTTGGCTTTTGCTCACCCTAACTTGTCGTATATCTGATAACATGACATAGACAGAAGCAACTAAGCAAGCACACAAGCAAGGAAAGACATGAACAATCAACGCCGCGCCAAACTTAAAAAACTGCAAGACAGAATGCAGGAACTCATTGAGCAGGCAAATCAACTGCGCGAAGACATTGACGCCGTGCGCGACGAAGAGCAGGAGGCTTTCGACAACATGCTTGAGAGCCTTCAAAACGGCGAGAAGGGCGAGAAGGCCCAGGCCGCCATCGACGCCATGGACGAGGCCGTGGGCTACCTGGACGACTTCACCGACTCAGGAGCCCCCGACAAGCTGGAAGAGGCCGCCGCCTGACAGCGCCAGCCCCAGCCCTGTGACAGAGGGCTGCACCGGGCGCTGACCCGATCCGCATCACCAACCCAACGGAGCAACCACATGCGAGGACTACAAGCACGCGCCGAGCTGGCCACAGCCAGGGTGCAAGCAGCCATCTTTGGCCAAGACAGCGAGCAAGCAGGCCTGGCCGCCCTTGAAGCCACCACCAGCGCCATAGGCGACGGCATGACCGACTTTCACAACGACTGCCACACCCCGCCCCGGTTCTTTATGGACGAGCCCCAGCTGCTGGAGGCTTGGCAATCCGGCTGGGGCTTGGCGGCCGACAGCCACGAAATTAACCACTGCAGCCACTGCAACGATGGCACCGGCAACCCCTGCCCACTGCACGGCTGACACCATGGCTACCCTCTACGAAGAAACCGCCGACCTGATGCTGACCACCATGGCCGGCCAGTACACCGGCCTCACCCGCGACCAGTTCATTGAGCTTTTCAAGCAGAAATTCCCCAACGAGGCGGATCTGCGCACCGTCATCGCCACCGCCAGGCAGCAGGCTGAAACCGCCATTGCGGAAGCGCAAGCCCAGCTCAAGCCTGGCCAATCCATCATGATCGGTATTCCCGTCAAGCCCACCCGTTAACAACCAGGACGCAGCCATGCTCAAACAAACCAGCGACAAGACCCACAAGCCCAGCCCCTACGCATTCATGGAGGAAAGCAACGGCTGGCGCGTTTTCCGCGAGACATACAGGGCCGACCCCGAAAAAGCTAACTCCTACTTTGTGAGCTGGGATATCCATAGTGAAGGCCTCTCTGCATACGACGCAATCACACGCTGCGCCGAGCTGAACGGCGAGCACATGCCTATGCACCCCCTGGACGCGCTACTGCACCTGTTTGTGCTGGCCACCACCCAGAGTCACAGCGGCGCGGAAGTGTGCGCGCGTGTCTTGCTGGGGCTTTACAACGGCTACCGCTTCCCGCTTGACCTCACAGAGCTGCGCCGCCTGGACAAGCGCAACCACGCCGCATGCATGACCGCCATCAGCTTCGACACCCCTTGCGTGATGGAAGTGCAGCGCTGGCTCGAAACCATCACCGGCCGCACCGACATGGGCCAGCGCTTTGAGTGGCTGGCCTGGCGCTTCAAGCTGGTGGACGAGCAGCCCGAAAGCCCCCGGCCCGAAGCGCTGGCGCTGGTATCCCCTTTGAAGAGCTAAGCCATGACACGCCAGCCTCCATTTACATTCCCAAAAATCAACATCCCCGCCCTGGAGCTGGGCTCCGTAGCCCAAGGCAAGCTCAGAACGCTGCAGCGCGCCGGCTGGGTCATCAGCGGATACGCCTTGCAACAGCACACGGATGCTTTGTGGCCAATGCGCAGCGCGTTGGTCACAGACGGCTATTTCGGCATGCTCCCAGACGAGAACCAGCCCGAGGCCGCTGCGGCCGAAACTTGCGAAATTTCGCAAACTGCCAAATTGCGCAATGCCATGCGGCTGCTTCATGAGGTATCGGCCGAGTTCTTTGTAGATGGCCATGACCTTGAGTATGAGGATGGAGACCACCCCCTAGTCGACCGCGTGCGCGCTTTCCTGGCTGGAGCGCCCAAGCCCGAGGCAGACGGCTACCCACCGCTGCCCAAGGGCGATGACGCCTCTGCATACGTGAGCGATGCCCAGGTATTCAGCGCCAGCGAAATGCGCGCCTACGTGGACGCAGACCGCGCCTTGCGTGCAGCACCCCAGGCAGCGCCCGCTGGCGTGCCGGTGCCTGATGAGCGTGGCGCGTTTGAGGTGTGGGCGCGCAGCTATGGCACATGGAATGTGGAGCGCGACGACGATCCTGCACTGGGCACGACGGGATACAAGGATTTAACGCTGACTGTCGCATGGCACGCGATACAGGCCCGCGCCGCGCTTGCCGACACCCCGGCAGCCCCCGTGGCGCAGCTGGATATGGATCGCGTGCTGTCCATTGCCGATGTGCACGCAGACGAGAGCCGAGAGGACGGTGTACGCCTGATCGACCGTGGCGGCCTTGTCGCATTTGCAAGCGATGTGTTGCGCGTCGCCACCCCGGCAGCAGATGCGCCCGCTGTGCCGAAGTGGATTGACGACCCGCACGACATTGAGCAAGGCCAGATGCTGAACCCGGAATGGGTCAGGCAGCAGCAACCCGCGATCATGCCCAAGGGCGAGAGCGCAGCCGCACAACTGCGGGCCATGGCAACGAACTACCCAACCGGTCACAGCTGGGACAAGCTCGATGCAAAAGCCTGCATCCGTGGCGCTTTGGAAATCGAGGCATTGCGCGCCCTGCTGGCCCAGGCAGCTATTGCGGCAGCACCAGCGCACCCCGCAGAGGGAGTGCAGGCAGTGGAGCAAGGCGAAGTGCTGGTCACTGTGTCCGGCTTCACAGGCTGCGGCAAGAGTGCGATTGCAGGGGAAATCGAAATCCTGTGTCGCGCGCTCGGCCTGCAAGTCCAGTGGCCCGATGGCGACTCTGAAAAGAACATGACGCATGCCGACTGGACAGAAGCGCTGGAGCAGTACAAGCCGCGCGTCCGCATCGTTGAGCAGAACATCCCATTTGCATCCAAGAAAGGTCTGTCGAAATGAAACAGGTCACGATACCCACCCAATGGCTGCAGGAACTGATTGCTCTTTGCGGGCCAGAGGACCATGAGCTGCGCGAACGCGTCATGAGTTCTGCCGCCCCAGCACCTGCTGATTCGCTGGCTACTGGTGGACAGGCGCAGGCGGCGCCCGATGGGTGGCGCGAACAATTCGCAGCCGAGGTGTACGCAGACTTGGCTGCAGCCGACAACCAAGATGTACCACTCGAAGAATATCCCTCACGAATCCTCAAGGTGCTGGACTCCATCGTCGGGCCGCGCCATCCAGTGGTTATCAAGTGGCGGAATGATGCCATCAAAAACTGCATCGCTATCGCCTACAAATACTGCCGCGACCCTGATAGCCACAAGTATCTGAAGCAAGACTTGGAAGCGTTGCTGACCGCAGAACCCGCACCCCAGCAGGCAGACGCGAGGGATGCGGTGACATTTGAACAGCGCATGAGCGACTGGCAGCACGGCGATGCACTTGATGCCGAACGATACCGCTGGCTGCGCTCCCGTGATCTGGAAACGATCAGCCAAGGTGGCGTCTTCGCAGGCATGACGCCTCAGAACGTCATCCTCAACGAAGAAGACCTCGATCAAGCTGTTGACGCCGCTATCGCGGCAGCAAAGGGGCAGTGATGGCCGCGATACGAAAGCGTCATGCACGCTATGTGGCGCGACGATTTGCCGCTGAAGTCTTGCGCGCGACGGAAATCGTGTGCTGGGCGAGCGACAAGTCCGATCTGTCAGAACAAGAGATCGCCGTGGCCGCCGATGAGCTGGAACGCATCGCAGACCGAATCGATGAACAGCGCGCCGCCCAGGCAGCGCAAGGGGGTGAGTGATGTTCTTCGACTTGCCATCAGACAAAACGTGCACCCATCCGGAGCACGAACCGCCGACTGGACTCTACATCCCACCAGGTAAGGGATACCGCCATGTCTGCCCCGCCTGCAAGACGGTCAAAGACGTTATCCCGCCGCAGTATTCGCTCGCTCAGCGCGCACAAAGGCCAAGCATGAAAATGCTGACCCTTCCTCTCAAGCGTGAGTACTTCGAGGCCATACGCGACGGCACCAAGACCGAGGAATACCGCAAAGCGACCCCCTACTGGCGCAAGCGCCTGGAAGGCCGCGCCTACGGCCGCATTGAGCTGGCCATGGGCTACCCCGCCAAGGACGACCAGGCGCGCCGCCTGGCGCGGCCGTGGCGCGGCTACAGCCTCAAGACCATCACACACCCCCACTTCGGGCCCGACCCCGTGGAAGTCTTCGCTATCGTGGTGAACTAGAAAACGGACATGCTGACAGACAGACAAATCATTGCCCAGGCGGGCAAGAACCTCCCAAGCTGCGACTGCACCGCCCGCTGCAGCGATGACTCCCGCATTGATGACGGCACCCATGCCCCGTGCTCAAGCTATGTGAGATGGGCGCAAGCCCGAATCGACCAGCGCCAGCTGGAGCTTGACGGCCGCCGCATGCAGGCGCTATGCCGCATCATTAATACCCATGCCGAGGCCAGCCCGCTGCAAAAGGCCTACCGCGAGGCCATCAACGAGGCCATGCTGAAAGGCAGCTCTGCCCTGCTCACGACCTTGGACAGCACCATGGCCATACAGGCGACCGCCGTACAGATCCACCACGACCAATGACCACGATCCCACTCCCCAAAGACGCCGACCTGATGCAGCTCGACCCCAAGCGCCCGCACTCGGCGCTTGAGCTGCTGCGCGCTATTGGCCACGAGCAACTAGGCCGCGACTACCTGCAAGCCTGCGAAGCGTTGAACCGATGCAGCCAGGCTTTCATGCGCATGCAGCTGGACAAGGACGATGTACCGGGCGACCAGTTCGACGCTGAGCTGAGCCAGCATCCTGGCTTTGCGGCCGCTGCGGCCGCCAAGGCAGAGGTCTGGGCCAAGATTGAAGCCCTGCGCGCCGAGGCAATGGGCAGACTGTTTGAATAGGCAACCATGAGAGCGCATCAACGCTATTTCCCCACCATCACGCCGGAAGCCTTTGACGGCCTGGTGAGGCTGTACGCCCCCAAGAGGCCCGAAACGACCAAGCTGCTGCGCTTGTACGCCGTCGATGGCCTGGAGCCCGAAGCCATCGAGCGAGAAACCGGCGTAGAGCTGGCCAATGTGCTGCGCTCCTGCCGCCGAGCTGGCGAGCTGCTGGCCGATGCGCGCCTGGCTACAGGTTCGGTACCGCGATCCATGAAGATGACGCCCAAGGATCTGCGCGCCTGGCTGGAGCGCAACCACCTGGAGCCCGAGGCCGGGGCCAAGCTGGTGGGCGTCACCAGCGCCAGCATGGAGCGCTATCTGAACGAATCGGCGTTCTTGCCGCGCTCGCTGGCGCTGGCCTGCGCGGCCGTGGAAGCGGGCCTAGAGCTGCCGGCGGCCCCGTCCTTGTAGCGGTACTTGTACACGGGCGCTCTGCTGCGCTCCTTGTGCTCGACCGTTTCGAGCAGGCCCAGCCTGACGAGCTGCTGCACGGCCCAATCAACCTCGCCCTTTGAGCGGCCGAGGGCAAGAATCAGCTCATGATGGAAAAACCAGCGCTTGGGCTGGCTTCTCAAAAAGGTCAATGTCACATCAGTGCCCGAGCCGCGCACGATATGGCCAGGGGGGAATGGATTGAAAGGACGCTGCGGCGCGTCCTGGTTGCCGACAAAGTACTCAACCATTCTTTCAAGCGACATTCCCGCCCCATTTCTCTAGGTTCTTCGGCCACAGACCCAACGCCTCAATGCGCGCACGCGCTTCTGCCGCCCAGATCCGGCCTTGCGCCACATGCGCCTCACGGCCGCCAGGCAGCAGTCGGTATTGGTCAAACTGGATGTGACACCCCTCAACCCCCGGCCGCGTGCAGCACAGCGCCATGGCGCGCCGGTCATCGAGCTTCAAGCTCTTGCCCTTGTTTTCGTTCTCGTGGGCGTGCTGGCTGTAGCCCTCGATCCCGCAATGCGCGCAAGGGAAGCTGGCCACCAGACGCCGATAGCCCTCATGCTCGACCGCGTTTTCCTTGGGCACGCTCACCACCTGGTCAGAGAAGACAGGGGCGCTCCCCTGCACCTGGCCACGGGCAGCATTTGACAGAGCCTGTGCGGCCGAGCGCGCGGCGCGCTCCTGCAGGCGCTGCTCCCTCGCCTCTTCTGCACTCTGGCCAGGCTCTGGCTGGCGCTGGGTGAAGCCTGAGCCCCGGCCCATCGAGCTGGTGCCCCTGGCCATGGGCTTGTGGCGCTTGAGGGGTTGTCGCTGGGTCAACGCCATGGCAACCACCCCAGAATCGTGGCCAGGATGCCGCGCGGCCTCTTGACCTCAGCGGGCAACCAAGACGCGGCCACAGCAGCGCCGCACTCAGCCCCCGCCAAGACACGCAGCTTTTCGGCCTCAAAGCTGGCGAATGCCTGGTCAAAGTCGCTTACCCGGCTCTCGACCTTTGGCGACGGCGCATAGGCTTTGCCGATCAGGCGGCCGGTTCTTTGCTCCCGTACCTCATAGTGATGCTGGCCGTCCTGATAAGCGAGGGCGATCCCCATGGGAAGCTCCGCGTCACGATGGAAATGCCTATGCACCATCTCCATCACATATGCGTCATAGCGCGCTCGATGCTCGCGGCGCTCCCGGTGCCTGGTGCGGATCTCGGCCGCGCGCCGGCGGTTGAATCGGCGGGTCATCAGCATGGCCACACCCCCAGACGAGTGACGCGGCCAATTAGGCGAAGCGTGGAGCGGTCAAGCACCTCGCACGCCCGAGAGGGGTCACTCCATTTCATAAGCACCTTGGAATGCAAATGCTGCGGCAGCGCAGACATGCCGCGACCGGAGCAGATGAACTCCCTCACCCCCTCCAAGAGCTGCAAGTCAGCTGCGCGCTGCAGCTTGAGCGCGCGCCAGGCGGCCTTATGCGTTTTGGCCAGGCGACTGTTGAAGCGCGAGCCATTGAGGCCCGAAGGCCTGAGATATGCCTGCATCAGTGGAACCCCTTTCGGAAGGGGCGCGCCACCATGGCCGCATCGCGCTCGTGCTCATTGGTTCGGCCTGGCCAGCCGGTGATGTGGTCAAAGGCCGAAGCCGCGACCTTCGCGCCCTTGTCGGCAGGGCTGACGCCCAGGCAGCGCAGGCCCAGGCGCTCGCACTCATGCTCCAGCAGCGTGCACCAGGCGTCAATGCCGCCCACATCGCGCGCGATCTTGAGCCGCTTCGCCTCGCCCGTGGCTTTGTTCGCGCTAAACAGCTTGGATTGCAGGCGGCTGTCTTCAAACACCACATCCACGCGCGCGGCCGTCAGGCAGCTGGCCTCCAGCAGATCCCGCATGCCCCAAGGCTTGACGGTTTCCAGCGCCAGCAGCTTGCCGTCGAAGTAGCGCGCCACGCCGGTTTTCACGCCAAGGTCAAAGCCAAGCACCAGCAGACGATGCCTGGCCACTTCACTGGCGACATTGCCCGAACTGGGGTCGGTCATAGTTTGAGATTCCATACCCATTCCATGTAAGTCCAATTAGATAGCGATTGCTAAGCCAAACAAGTGCAAATGCTTCGATCATAGGCCGCAAAAGCTCCTGCGCTCTAAGCACATGCCTTGTAAACACAGGCGCATTCTATGACTGTTTGCGCTTGCTTGCTTGCTTATTTGCTTGCTTCGGTGTTTGCTTGCTTGCTTCTGTCTATGTAAGCATCGCATGCCACCTGGGCCGCCGCCTTCCGCCTGGCTGTCTCTTCCAATCCAGCCTGTATCTGAGTGGCGCGCTGCCTCTCGCGCTCGGCCGGCGCGGCCGCCATCACATCGCGCAGCTTTCGCAAAATCTCCGGCCCGGCCAAAACCTTCTGCTGCGGCCGGCGCTTCTTGCCCAGCTCCAGCAGAATGCCGCTGACCGCCTGCAAGTTGCGCGCGGCAATCTCCCAATCCGTGACCGAATCGGCGGCCGCGTCTGGCTCCAGGTCTGCAAACAACTCGCCCAGCCTGGCCAGCTCGTCGGAAAACCTCGACCGTGCGGCCGCGCCGCGCCCCAGATCGTCGGCCGCGCCCTCGATGCTCCGACCCAGCAAGAGCGCCGCGCCTCCCTTGCCAGTCTCCAGGGACAACTTGATGATCGCGCCTTGCTCACCCTCCAGCAGCGGCCGCACATCGAGCCCGCGTGAGTGCGCCTTGCGAACGGCCTCAACCTGCAGGCGCTTATCGGTGCCGAGACTGGCCGACACAATGGGCAGCTCGCCGCGCTCTCGCTTTCGATGGCAAACACTGGTGTACGTGTCGATGAAGGCGCGCCGCCCGCCCACAAGGTCAGGCCTTTGGCCGCGCATCAGCTCTGCCGCGCCCCACCAGGCCTGCTCTATCTCATCGTTCCAGACGACCGTTGCCGCTTCATCGCGCGCACTCAGCGCTAAGCTCCATGCCTCATCTGGTGACAAGCGACCGACTGCACTCTCACAGGCTCCGATAAGGAGCGCTGACGAGATAGGAGCCTGCCCGGTGTAGGTGACTCGCAGCCGAGCGAAGCCCTGCAGGATGTTGGCGAGCCCAAAGGGGGCCAGGTCGTCAACCATCATGTTGAGCACTTCCGGGCGGGGCGCTGGCTTGCGGTACGCCATGTGGATCTGCCCAAGCTGCTTCATCACCTCGGCAACTTCCAATTCACTCAAACTCACGCTGCCCCCTGCCTCAAAGCCATTGCTGCGGCCACAGAGGCCTCCATAGCGGCGTCTTCTGCCTGGTGCTGGGGCTGACCACCCTTTGCGCCCTTGGCACGCGCCAGCCACGTTTCAGCGTCCTGCACCAGCAGGGAGAGCTTGTGCTGATGCTCCAGCACGTAGCGGTCAAAGTCCTGGCCAACGTAGTACGCCACCAGCTTGGGGGCATCCTCTTCGCCAACGTAGCTAACCAGCGTCGTGCACATCTTGGCCTGGCGTGCGTTGAAGACTGGCCAGACTCCATAGCGCTTGTTGAACGCATAGGCGTAGTTGGCCCAGACCTTGAAAGATGGCTTTGCCGCATCCCGTGGGTAGCGCATATCCCCCGGCAAGGTCATTTCCCGGCCGTCTGCGCGCTTAATGACGATGGCTTGACCCTTGACGACCTTCACCAACGATGTGCCCGCTGTGCCCGTTTTGGTAGCAGCGCCACATGCTGTAGTCGTTGTCGTAGTCTTTGCTGTAGTCGATGCCTTTACCTTAGTCTGCAGCTTTCCTGCACCCCTGGCTGCAGCATCCGAGCCCCCAGCTTGCTGGATTCCTGCAGGCTTGTTTGCATCCTCTTCGCATCCTTGAATGCGCAATCCCCGCAACCCGGAAGGCAGCGCCAGCAAAGCCCCGGAAAGCGCCTCTGTCTGCACCTGGAAATACATCCTGGCGGGCACGCCGCGCAGCTCTTCACGCATAAGCCCTGCCGTTTCCAGCCTGGCGCGAGCTGTTTTTTGCTCTGCCCGTGTCAATCCCGTTTCCTCTTGCCACTCGTCAATCGTCTTGTAGAACCACCCTGCGCGGTCTGTCGTGCGCTGTGTCCAGTAAAGCGCCTGTGAAAGCAGCACTGCACCAGTGATCCCCACCCCCAAATCCACCAACACGCGATGCACCACGATGGGGCGATCGAGCATTTCCCATACCTGCATCAGCTTTGTCCTACGTAATTTGTAACAAACAGGGATAGACGTTTACAAATTGCCCCGTTAATCTCGCTGCCATCAGCAATTGCTCTCGCAGAACATGCAAATTGCTTTTGCTCTCTAATTCCCCCAATCGCAAGACTTAGCATTGATTCCCCGCTACCCTTTTTGCGTCCAATCGCAGCTGCTCCCAATCCTGCAGGGGCGCAAGTCGCTCCGCGCACACCCCCGTTTTCTCTTCAATGAGTAAACACATACTGACGGGGGCTCCCCTCTTCATCCAGTTATTCACGCTCTGCCGGCTCACACCGAATTCCCTAGCCATTTGCGACTTGCTCGGAAACTTCCCGGCAACCTCTTCAATAGCGCACACGGCTATACGGTGCGCAGCGGCCTGCAGCCGCTCAATGTCGCGGGCTCCCTTTCTCGATTTCTTGCTCATACCGGCCCCGCTTCGCTTGCTTGACCATCATCAAATCCCATGTACCGCCGCCGCACTGTCTCAGGGCAGGCCGCGACTTCCTGCATGCGCGCGAACACCCCGCGTGCATCACCCCAAACATCCTCATAGACATCCGGGCGCAGCATCTTGCGAGTTACATGGCCGTCAGTGGAGATCTCAATACCGCGCGCCAGGGGCTCGCTGGCTTTGCGCCGGCCTAGCGCAACCTGGCGCAAGAACTCCACACTACCCGCACCAGCTTCATAAGCGATCTGCCACATTGGCTTGGCATCTGCTCTCTGCTGGTAGGTATGGAAAAGGTTTTGCTTTTTCATAAACCGAGAGCATAGCAATTGCTTCGATCTTCACAAGCAAAGTAAACACAGGAGGACACCTTGAACAAGGAACAACTACAAGAGCACCGGCGCACGCGATTACAAGACCTGGCCATAGCCTGCAATGGCTACGCCTCTCTCGGGCGCATGCTCGGATACCGGGACGGGGCATTTATCAGCCAGCTGGCCAAGGGCACGCGCGCGATATCCGAGGACTTCGTTTCCCGCTGCGAGGCCCTGCCCGGCTTTTCGGGCTGGTTTCACCCCTACCAGGACACCGGCGACCTATTCACACCCGAGCTTTTGCATAAGTTGAAAAACATGCCTGCAGAGGATCGAAAGCGCATGGAAAATCTCTTACGCAGCGCTTTGAACATGCCCCTGATACGTTAGTTCTAGAGTGAAAGTGAGGGCTGGCAAAACGCTGCATATTTTTTTTGAAGAGAGACATGCAGACAGTGACGACACAACCGGCCCTTTCGCCCGACTCCGAACCCAATATTCCCGCGCAATTAACCATTGAATGCGCACGCGGTGGCACCTTACATATCCCTTGCAACGAGGGATTAACCTTTGCGGCCGGCAGTCTTGACGACGCCGCAGACCTGTTGGCCACCGCGATTGACTCCCTCCCCCATTACGACATGGCCGCTACCCCATTGAGCGGAACCATTCACACCGCCCTTTCCCGCATCCGAGAGGCGGCCGCTGCATTGCAGCAGATTGACGCGATCAATCAGACAAAAAAATAAATGCTTCCGCTATTGCTTCCAAACAGAAGCATTTGCTATGATTTGCACGCCACGGCGCTATTGTTGCGCCGCCTTGTGCCGGTCATGGCTAAGTGGTGGGGTGGAAGCATTGCGACGGCTGGGACACTCGCAGCGACCGCCCCCGCGTGCCATCAGGGGGCCACCAGATAAGAGCATTTCCCTAGTGTTTTTATCTGGTGAATCAGCGGGAAAACTGGCGCGTCAGCACCGCCAGGGCTTCAAGCCTCCAACGCACGCAATCAACCGGGGCTGCACACCGGGCCGTTGATTCACCAGCTCCGCCATCCCTTCGTAGCCCGGCTCTCGCCGGGCTTTTTTTATGCCCATCGAACAGCAACCCATCACCCTGCAATGCATCTGGGGCGCATACGACCTGGCCATTGAAGCAGGCCAGCGCCAGCACCCGCCACCAGGTTGCACGCTGCTATCGCACCCTCTTTTGCCCGGAGCCATTCGCATCGAGCAAAACCGCCCCCGAGCCTATGTGCACGGGCTTCTCATGACGCTAGGCACCCAGCTGCACGCCGACATGCTGCAGATCCAAAAACAAGCCAGCGCATAACAACCACTCTCAAACCAATATGACTCAAGCTCTCAAGCTACTCAAGACCATGCTGCGCGACTCCAACCTGGAGCAACACGCGCAGATAAGCGTCAAAAACAACCAGGCAATCGGCACAGTGACGCACCCCGTCACCGGCAAAACCGCCAGCTTCGCGGTCGGCAACATGCGCACCCGCGAGCGCCACGCCCTGGCCAACCAGGCCGCGCGCATTCGCCGCTTCTCGCGCCTTGGCCAAGACCTCGCTACAGGCCAGTCATACTCTGCCCACGCTTGAGCGATAGACGCAAGCAAGCACAGAAAGACAGACCTAAGCAATGGCATCAGTCAACAAAGTAATCCTCGTCGGCAATGTCGGCCGTGACCCTGAAATTCGCACGTTCCCCAGCGGCGACAAGGTGGCCAACCTCAGCCTGGCCACGACCGACCGCTGGCGCGACAAGAACAACGGCGAAAACAAGGAAGCAACCGAATGGCACCGCGTCGTCTTCTCGCAGAAGCTGGCCGAAATTGTTGAGCAGTACGTGCGCAAGGGCGCGCAGCTCTACATCGAGGGCAGCTTGCGCACCCGCAAATGGACAGACCAGGCCTCTGGCCAGGAACGCTATGCGACGGAGATTCGCGCCGACGCCATGCAGATGCTGGGCACCCGCCAGGACGGCCAGCAGCAAGCCAATCACGACGACCGCGGCTATGGGGAATACGCCCCGCCAAGGTGACAAGCAACCAACCAGAGAACCCGGCCCCGCCGGGTTTTTTTATGCCCACATACGCACCACAGTTCAACGCCATCGCCGCAGCAACCCAGCGCCAGCAGCTGGAACTAAAGCGCCTGCTTGGCCTGCGCGAGTCCACCGCGAAGCTGCGCACACACCTGGACAAGCGATTCGATCACCACCGCTTTGATGCCATTGAATTCATTGGCCAACCACTCAACAGAGCCCTGGCCATGGAAATGCTTGACGACTTCTGCCTGGTGGAAGCAGCCGAGAAGTTTCAGCCCAGCCTAGACAAGACGCCCTTGTGTGCCTTCATCCTGATCCGCGACAAGCTCACGAAGCGAATGCAGAACATGGAGCCGTTCACGCTGGATGACGCCAAGGCAGTGCACCGCAGCGCGGATCTGGCCAGGGATCGCCTCAAGCGCTTCACACCCCGCGCACTCGTCCACGGCAGCACTGAGCTGAACCGGATCTACGCCAGTCGCGGCGACCAGATCGCCTACCGCATGCCCAAGCCGGCCAACGTCCTGATGGTTCGGCCATGACGGAGCCAAGCACAGCGCCAAGCCTTGGGTTCGATCCCCACGCCCTGGAGCACGCCTTTCAGGCCCATCGCGGCCGGCCGATCCCAGATCCGAAGACGCAGACCCCGCCGGTAAAGCTGATCCCGACCAGCCGGCGGCCGCGCCTGCTGCCCACGGCGGTTTACCTCACCCAGCTGGGAGGAAAGCCCCAATTTCTCCGAATGCTCGCGCCAGGCCTGGCCCCGGCCGTGGGCACCGTCCTGACATTCCCCAGCACCCAGCGCCTGGTCGTCACGCTCGTGGCCCTGGCCGTTGACGTTGGCCACCCGGCACAACGCAATACAACCGGAACCTTCTACAGCCTCCAATGCGAACCCTACACCCGCTGACCACCCGCAGGCCTTGCCTCTCCCCGGAAATGCGCGCCAAGGGCCGATTTAGGCCCAGCCCGAGCCTTCGCGCTCACCTTGATCTAGTCATAGGAAATATGGAGCTGGCCAGACTGAGAAGGCTGCGCCCGCGCAAGGCCGTGAAGTCCCAGGCGTACCACGCCATAGACAGAGCGCTGTC